ACAACTCGATTCACGACAACGGTGTGTCGGTCATCATGAATGTGTGCGCCAGCGATACGGTCTATAACAACGTGATGTGGAATAACAACTCAAACCCGACGTACCCGGCTGCTACCAGCATCGGCTTTGGTGCCCCTAATGGGAACAACGGCTGCGCGAACATGAGCACATCTACGGCCCGTGCCTACAATAATACCGTTGACTGCTCGACGGGCCAGTTCTGCGTGCGGACCGGCAGCACGACAGAAGCAAATGGTGGCCCGTTCGCCAACCTGCTGCTCAACAATAACATCTTTATCTCGAATAGCGCGACAATAAGTATCTCTCCCGGTGAGGTCAGCGGGACTATAAGCACGACCGGTACGTGGAACATGCCGACTAGCGAGGCTAGTAGTTACGGTTTCATAGCATCTAATAAGTACAAGGGGAGCTCGAGCGACGCTAACGTCGCCGGTAAGGGGATAAACCTGAGTTCGTCGTGTACCGGGAACGTGACCTCGCTGTGCTCAGATCCGCAGGGCGCTCCGTGGTACGGCTCGTCGTACGTCACGCGAGTAGTCCCGTGGGACAGTGGGGCATATGTGCTGGGAGCCGGCGGCCCTCCGCCACCTACCTGCACCGTAACTTCACCTGCTGGTGGAGTAGTAGCCGGGACGGTTAATGTCACGGCTACGAATGTCGGAGGTACGCTCGTTAGCACGCAGCTGCTGCTCGACTCCGCTAACTTCGGCGCTGCTGGAACCGTCTCGCCGTACACGCTTCCGTGGAACACGACGACTATTGTTAACGCGCCGCACTCTATTGGAGCTAGGTGTACTAGCAGCAGCGCTAGCTCTACTGCGTCGCCGGTGTCGGTGACGATCAGCAACAATAATGGGTGCCCAACGAGCGACAGCACAGTGTGGACGAACATGGCGTTCCCGGCCCAGATGAGTACGTTCATGACGACACCGTTCACGATCACTCCGAATGGAACTCCTGCAACTGGCACCGGTGGCCCGATCTTCGGCCTCTCGCAAGCAAGCGCCGTGACCTCCTACGTGGCAAACCAGGTCATTATCCGGCAGGGTGACGACGGCTTCTGGCAGTACTACTGCGGTAACGTCGGCGGGACGGTCACACCGAGCTGTAATGGCGGTGTAGCCGGTTACGTTGACATCCCAAGCGCTACGTGGGTTGTCAGCTACCCGCAGACGCCAGCAACTGTGGTCTTGACTGTGGATGTGCTAGCCGAGACATCCTCGATAACGCTGACCCAGGCTGGTGCCTGCGCTACCGGGTGCACGCTTAGCAACTACCCGTTCCGTACGGCTGTGACGAGCCTCGGCTACTGGAACCTCGACCCTACCGACGGACCAGGGGTCACGCTCTCGATCTGTAACTTCGGGATTGCCACGAGCGGCGGCTCAAAGATTGGTAGCTGCGTCGAGACGCTGCCGTCGCTGGCCGACGCCGTGATCGGAGTGCGTACTGCTCCAGGGAGGCAACTATTTGCATGCAAGCCGTAAGGAGTATAATCTTTGGTACGGTGCTTCTCTGCGCGTCCGGGGGATCCGTAGCGCAGCAGGTAACCGTTACGGCGAAGAAGCCCGCTGACGTGGTGCTGATCACGAGCGACGCCGTGGCAGCTGTATTGACGCCGTGCCAGGGGATCGTCGAGACGAACAACACGTATGACTTAGTCGACGTGATCTTCAGGAAGGCGATTACTGGGGCGATAGTCAGCGAGCTGCTTCGTACCACGGACTCTGTCGTGCTGGTGCAGACGATCACGTTTCCGGCCGGAGGTGCTGTCTCGGCTAGTGGGCAACAGGTGACGTATACCGTAGGGAGCGCGCCGTGATCTGGTACTGGCTGATGATCGCCACGCGATGGGTATGGAAGCTGTTTGTGCTTCCGGACCCAAGGTTGCTCAGGCGCATCAAACCGGACGCGCAGTGCCCGGCTTGTGGAGCTACGGACGGGACGATCCGCTGTGTGGTACGTCAGTCTGGTGTCAAGGGTGGGCAGCCGTTCGTGCAGCACACCTGTAACGTGTGCGGCGCGCGGTCGTTTGAGGCGACGGTGTTCGGCGTAGGTACCGAGCAGGTCGAGGGTAGCTTGGCCAGGAACGAACTTGAGAGGCAAGACGACGCGATGAGTCTGACTCGCGTGGCACAGAGGAACTGATGGCAAACGGTGGGTTAGTTATGCGCCCGCTGGCGGCAATTAACCAGTTGTTTAGCCGCTATGGGCAGAGGCTGTTCGACCAGCCCCGCGACGAGCTGAAGGATATGCCGCTCGATGGCTGGGGCTCGCCGCTGCAGCCGATAAAGCCGATGGGGCCTCCGTCTGCCGAGCCGCGCGCGTTTCAGATCTGGCCCGGTCAGAACCTCATCTTCACTCCGCGGCCGGACGCCGAGTACACAGCTGCCGACCTCAAGGCGCTGGGTACCTACCCACTTGCGCGCATCTGCATAGAAAACGTCAAGGACATCTTGACTACGGCCCCGATGCAGGTGCAGCTGCGTCCCCAGCCCGGTGAGACCAAGAAGGACACGGCGAAGCGTGCTAAGGGCGACAAGCTACTGATCAAGCTGAATCGCTTCTTCGAGCGCCCCGATCGGGAGCACAGCTGGAGTGAGTGGCTGCGCCTGCTGCTCGACGACATGCTCGTCGGTGACTGGGCGTGTGTGTTGATCCGCAGGACGTTTGGCGGAGAGATCGTCGAGCTGGCTCCGCTTGCAGGCGAGATGATCCAGCGGATCATTGATAAGAATGGCTGGACTCCGCTTCCGCCAGACCCTGCGTACGCGCAGATATGGTGGGGTGTCCCGTACGTCGAGATGACTACTGAGCAGCTGGTCTACAAGCCTCGCAACATCGTGCGACGCAACACACTCTCGTCGTACCTCTATGGCATGTCGCCAGTAGAGCAGATCGCTCAGGAGATCGAGATTGGGATACAGCGGCTGATGTTCGTGCTGGCGTACTATACCGAGGGCTCGATACCTGGGATGATGCAGGTGGTGCCTCGCGGCACGCCGCCGGAGAAGATCGGTGAGGCCATGAACTGGATGAACTCTGAGCTCGCTGGTAACCTTGCAAAGCGCCGCCAGATCAGGATGATTCAGGGGTGGTCCGAGAACCCGAGGGACGAAAACATCATACAGACGAAGGAGGCGCTGCTCAGCGACCCGTTTGACGAGCAGCACATGCGGCGCATCGCGTTCGGGATCGGTACGTCTCCGCAGCGGCTGGCGAAGCAGATGAACAGGGCGAGTGCCGAGCAGACCGACGATGCCGCCGAGCTGGAAGGCTCTCGTCCGTACTTCACGTTCGTGAAGATGTTCACCGACGAGATCATACAGGTTAAGATGGGACTCGTGGACTACGAGATCGGCATTGACTCGTCCCGCGAGACTGACATTAAGAAGCAGGAAGAGACTCTGACTGGTTACGTCAAGGGCGCGGTAATGACTCCTAACGAGGTGCGTGAGGAGCTTGACCTCGACCCGGACACCTCTCCTCAGGCCGACATGCTAGGGGTGATTACCGCTGCCGGGTTCACGACGTTCGAGCAGCAGCAAGAGATGCACGAGACCACGGTCGACGCGAAGAAGAATCCACCACAGCCTGTCGCCGCGCCGAACGTCCAGGCTGGCGGGAAGCCGAACGGGAAGCCGAACGGGAAGCCACCAGCTGTATCGAGTGGCAAGCCGAACGGGAAGCCCAGTAACGTTGCCGGGAAAGCCAGCAGCTTGTTTGGTTATGGATTTGTCAGTGGCGCCGGAGCGTCGCTGGTTCGCGGGCATCTGGGGGTCGAGAAGACTTCTGCTCACGATACCAGGCCCGCGGTGATCCATCCCGGCCGCATGGCTCCGCGATCAATCGTGGCGAAGCACAGGTTAGAGAGCGTCCTGAAGAATGCTTTCCAAAAGATGAGCAAGACCACCGTGCGGCTGCTGCGTCGCTTCGTGGGAATCGCTTCCAAAGCTACCGATCCTGACGTCACCGCCGCCGAGCGAGAGATACTGAACGCAATCGCGGCCGAGTGGGAGCGCGTCGCTGACGCAGCTGAGGGCTCGCTGACTGACGCTGCCGTAGCTGGGGCAGACATTGGCGCGCTGCAGCTAGATATTACCAGTGACGACATGTTGGCTCGTATCAACGCGACGGCTCAAGAGTATGCGCGTCGACGCTCTGCCGAGATGGTCGGGATGCGCCGCACAGCTGACGGAGAACTGGTTGAGAATCCAGACGCGCGGTGGGCGATTACCGACACCACGCGTGATAAGCTGAATCGGATCATCACCGACATATTTGAAGAGGAGAATCCCACGCTGGCCGATATTGAGGAGCGCGTCATGCAGGCTGGCATATTCGACGACCAGCGGGCCACGATGATCGCGCGGACCGAGATCGCAAACGCCCAGGTGAATGCAAACCTGATGGCGTGGCAGGAGTCCGGGCTGGTGCGTACGATCAGCTGGCAGACGAGTGCCGACCACGACGACTCGTCTGGATGCAACTGTACCGATAACGAGGATGAGTCGCCGTATGCTATCGGTGATGTGCCAGACTTTCCAGACCACCCGAACTGTGAGTGCGCACTGGTACTTGATGAGCTTGTGGGTGAGCCGGAGGAGGGGAGTTGATTTATGCCATACTCTAACGTCAGTGAGGTTCCTTCGTACGTTCCTGCTGGGAAACGTAAGCAGTGGCTCGAGGTCTTCAACTCGGCCTACGACCGGGCTACCGGTACGAAGAAAGAGCGCGAGGCGAGTGCGTTCGCGCAGGCAAACGCCGTCGCCGGGCCTAACGCTAAGAAGCTGCTCGATGGCGCCGACTCGCGTGCTAAGTTTACCCAAGCCGAGGTGGGCTATAAGCCTGTAAGTAGTAACCTGAAGACTACCTGCGAGCGGTGCGTGAACTTTAACCAAGATCAGCGCTGCAGTATCGTCGACGGGGTGATCAGCGCTATAGGCTGGTGCAAGGAGTATGACCCGGAGCAGCCGCCGGTCGCGGAGTCACCGATCGCTACCCGAGATGACGGCGGAGACGGGGCGAAGGCGATGAAGTCGAGATTCCAGAAGTTTATCCCGCTCGCGAAGGTCGACGAGTCGCTGCGTCAGGTCTGGGGGATCGTGACTGCCGAGGTGCCTGATAAGGAGGACGAGGTCTGCGACTACGAGTCGACGCTGCCGTACTACAAGGCGGTGATCGCCGAGATGGACAAGGCGACTAGCATCCCCGGCGTCGAGCGGAACTTCTTTCCGCTGAGGCGCATGCACCAGCTAGAAGAGATTGGCAAGTGCGTCGGGTTTGACTTTAGGAACAGCGACCACGAGATATTCATGGGCTTCGAGGTGGTTGACGACGACGCGTGGAAGAAGGTTCAGAAGGGAGTATTCACCGGGTTCTCGCAGGGCGGCCGCGTGGTAAAGTCTTGGGCAGACCCTGTGTACTCCGGGTGCACGCGGTACACGGCGAACCCGAGCGAGATCAGCTTGGTCGACAATCCCTGTCTCGGTGTGGCGCACTTCGCGTACGTCAAGGCCGACGGTAGCAGCGAGCTGCGTAAGCTGCGCAGCTCGACAGAGTCGTTCGTCACCGTGCCTCGCGAGCAGATGAACCTCCTGGAGAGGGACATTGTCTCGCTACGCAAGGTGCTTACCGAGAAGGGGATCATCGTCAAGCCGCTCTCGAAGCGAATTGGTAGAAAGAATCTCGTGGCGTCCGACTTCGCCTTTGTTGGCGACTCTACTGAGCCCGACACCTGGGAGCTGCCGCTCGACAACGTGACGCACCTGCGCAAGGCGATGACCCTCGGAGGGGTAAAACTGAGGATGAAGCCTGTTGTAGAGAAGATACTCGCCGCGATGAGAAAGTTGGATGTCGACGAGGACGTCGAGAGGAAGAAGATCATTGCGTTGCAGAAGTGGGTTCGTACGCAGGTGCGCGTGAAGTCGAATAAGCTCGCGAAGCTGAGCGGGGACTCGGCGTACAGGTTGGCGTACGTCGACTACGATCTCGGGAAGCTCGCGAAGGGCATGTACGAGGTGAGTGGGCTTGCCGATCTGATCAACCACATGACGTTCGTGCTGTACAGCGTCTGTGGCGAGCAAGAGCGCGAGGGTGACGACGACTCGCTGCTCCCGTCGATGCTGACCGAGAACTTGAACGATCTTCTGGACTCGTTACTGGAGATGGTACAGGAGGAGACTTCGGAGCTGCGCGCTGATACCGAGGCGCGCACCGCCGAGATTTAACCCGGTAAAAATAGGAGGAAAAGAATGGAAAAATTACTGGTTGGTGAAGACCTCACCAAGGGGTTCAAAGGCTTGGTGGGTCATTTTCAGAAGGCGGCTGCCTTCCACAGGGCCGCCGGAGATAGTCACGAGACGATGGCGAAGGCGCATCATGCCCAAGCCGAGGTCCACAAGGCCAGGCACGACGAGCTGGACGAGAGTGACCTGCTGAAGGCTACCTTTGGGAAGTCTCACAGCTTCCACAAGGCGATGGCGAGTCACCACGAGGGTCACGCTGCACTCCACAAGGCCCACGCTACCGAGTGCCAAGATATGGCCGACGCGTACGACGTTGGCGACAAGGTGGTGAAGACTGCCACGCCTGACGAAGGAAAGAGCATATCGGCGCCACCTAAGGTTGTTGCCGCCAACGCAGACATCGACAACTTCTTGAAGACCTCACTCATCGACACGATGACCGAGGTCGGTAAGGATGGCGACTTCAAGACGATGCTGAAGTCGTGGCTCAAGGACCAGGTCAGGGACATGCTGAAGGGCGTGGTTGTGCCGGATCAGGTCCACGGCGCACTGCCTAACAACCCGACTTACAAGATTGTTCCGCGTGACAGCGATAGCGCGAGTCCGCTGTCTAAGGAGCCAACGACGGACGAAGAGGCAATCAGTAGTCTTGACCCGCGTCTCAGGCAGCTGGTCTCGCGGTAGAACATCTCTCAGCCACGCTCGTTTCCCGGTAGCGACTGGCGGTATTAAAAATTTTAACTAGGAGACGAAACGAATATGAAAGGAAGTAATCTTTTAACACAAGAAACATATGCCAGGTTGCGTGACTACACGCGTGGTCAGATGGCCAAGGCCTTCAGCTCAAATTCGACTCTCGCAAAGACGATGCTTCGCGCGTACCCTAAGGACAAGGGTGGCGAGATCGAGTCGAAGGACTGGAATCTGAGTCACCCGCTTGTCGTCGACGCCGGGCGCGAGTTCATGAAGACGATGTATAACGTGTTGCAGAAGGCCGGCGTCAGTACGGCGCTGGGCTTCAACTTCTATGACCTGCAGGGCCCGGCGTACTTCATCTTTCCGCTGCTCACCCCGCTGATCCAGTCGATTCCTAAGGTCGGTAAAGTCAACGACGGGACCGGCACGGTGGCTCACTGGAAGGCGACCACTAACCCGAATGCCTCGAACGAGTACGTCGGCGTGTCAGAGGGTCAGCGCGGGCGCATCGCGACCCCTAACGAGGTCGACTACTACGCCACCTATAAGGAGCTCGGTATGGAGGGCGGGGTGACGTTCACGGCGCAGTTTGCCGGCGAGGGCTACACCGATAACCAGGCTGACGAGCATTTTCGTAATCTAGCTCGGCTGCGGCTCGGCGAGGAGATGCTCACGCTGTGCGGCAACGCAGGGCCGGCGACGATCTCTAACGTGGCCACTGGGAACCTTGGATTCGCGCTCGGCAAGACTCCGACACCGACACTCGCGCTGGTCGTGAATACCAGCGCGCTCAGCTCGGCGGCAAACGTCGTTGTTGCCTGCGTAGCGATTACCCCTATGGGAATGAACGCAGGTGGTCAGGCCGGATATACCACCCCACCGTCAGTCGCTAACAGTCTGATACCGTCGTACGTCAGGACGAACGCTGATGGCTCGACACTGAACGTCAGCTGCGGTATAGCGCAGATCAGCAGCGTCAGCTCGGTGGCGCTCACCAACACGACGGCTCAGCAGGTAAACGCTTCGGTCACTCCGGTCAAGGGTGCCGTGGCATACGCTTGGTACTGGTCGGTGAACGTCGCCTCGGCAGCTCTCCAAAACGTGAACCTCGGCGCTATAACCAGCGCGCCGTGGTACTTGATCACCAACACCGCGAGCGGCACGCAGACCGGGAACGCCACCGGGCTGTCGGTCGATAACAGCTATCAGACGACGGACTTTGACGGGCTGATGACGTACGCCTTCGTCAGTGGGACCTGGACAGACATGGGTGGAGGCTCGTTCACTAGCGCAGGGAACGGTGAGGTGGCCGAGATCGAGAATGACCTGCTTAATATGTGGCTGCTTAACCAGGCGCAGCCGGACGCGATTTACTGCGCGGCCGACGTGCGCCAGTCGCTCGACTCCGCAGTTATCTACTCTGCCAGTGGGACGAACTCGTATATCTTCCAATATACTAAGGATGCTCAGGGCAGCCTGCTCGGCGGCTTCATGGTGTCGGCGTACAAGAGTAAGTACTCGATCAACGTCGAGGGGGGTACGGCGATCCCGATCAAGATCCACCCGATGCTTCCGCAGGGCACACTCATCTACGACATCTACACTAACCCGTACCCGCACTCTAGGATTCCTGCGGTGCGGCACTTCAAGCTGATGCGGGACTATTACGCCATAGAGTGGCCGGTAATTGCCAGGCAGTGGACATTAGGTACGTATATTCACGAGGTGCTCGCGCACTACATCCCGAAGATCACCGCCGTCAGGACCGGTATCGGAAAGTTCGTCGCGCCGTGCTGGGTCGCCGCGACGGCGTTCGACGAGGACTTCTACACCGGTGAGAAGACCGCTTCCGCTCGCAGGTACCTGGTCAACGTCTGGGAGAAGTCCGGCTGGGTCGGACGTACTTCTATGTCGCTGTACCGCTCTCACGGAGAAACCGTCTCGAAGGTAGTAGCGAGGTACTCGCTGCTGAAGAGAGCCGCGCGGTACCTGTTTGACCGCGTCGTCAACTAGTAATTTATTAAGGGGGCCGCGCATCCTAAAAACGCGGGACAAAAGGGGAGGACATAAGATGATGATGCTAAAGCATTCGCACGACGAGCCGCCGCCGCACAGGCAGGAGCCGCCGCACAGGCAGGAGCCGCCGCGCAGGCAGGACGAGCCGCCTCAAGAGCCGCCGCTCAGGCAGGACGAGCCGCCTCAAGAGCCGCCAGCTCACGAGCCGCCGCCACCGGTGGAGACTCTGTTTAAGCCGCCGGCTGTAACGAGTACGCCGTCACCTGCGCCTCTGCCAACGGGCGCGTCCAGCCACCAACCAAATACGAGCCAGCAGACTCAGCTTGCCACTCTCTCGGCAAACGTGACTTCGACCAAGGCAACCATGGTAGCGGCGCAGGCAAGTTTGAAGACTGCTACCGACGCGTACTATAACGCAACGAAGGCCTACACAGACTATCACCACTACACCTATGGAGGAATCAACAAGGCGAACGTCATCGACGAAGGCAGCAGGGACGCGGTCTGAGAAAAGAGGAGAGGACACCCGGTTTATGAAGATCGGTCTATTCTATACCTGGAACGTATTAGGAGGATGGGGCGCTTGCGGGGGCTACAGCGAGGTGCTCGCGCGCATGGGTCACGACGTCGTAGAGTACGCGTTTCCCGGCAACCCGATGCCAAACTCGGACTACCAGGCGCACGTGAAGACGGCACCTGGCTTGAACCAACTGAACGGGTGCGACATTATCCTGAGTCTGCACCACGAGTACGTACAGCCGTGGTTAGAGAACGTGTACAACTACGAGGAGGTATGGAAGAAGATCAGGCCGCCGATCGTGGCGCGGCTAGACGAGTCGATGGACAGATGGGACCTGAAGCTCGAGCTTCGCCACGGCGACCTGAGGAAGTGGTGCTCGATGCTGACGTACCCGGCAGCTCAGGACGCCGAGAAGTACGGCGCACCGTGGATACCGCACGCCGTCGATACCAACATGTTCCGCGGCGACGCGTCTACGGTGAAGCGCTACGAGGTGGGATTTATCGGGTCGCTTTACCACCAGCGTCGTCACTACCTCCAGTATCTTGCCGACGCACTGGGAAGCAGCGTCAAGGTGGTGAACGTCGGGCAGGTGCTCTGCCAAGACCTGTCTGGCTTGCGGGGCCGGGAGACGATGCAGCTGCTTGCCGAGAACTACCGCCAGATCAAGCTGTTCTTCTGTCTGCCTCCGATCTCTCGACTCACGGTGGTGAAGGTGTTCGAAGTGATGGCGTGCGGCACGTTCGTCATGTGCCCGCGGTTCCCTGGAGCCGCCGAGAAGAACACCGCGCTGTTCAAAGACGGCGAGGAGGTTGTCTACTACGACATAGGGCAGTTTATCGACAATGCCAGGCAGATTACCGACTGGCTGTTCAGCGACAAGAAGCGTGAGCAGGTGGCGACAGCCGGAGCCGAGCGGGTGCGCAGGTACCACACGTACGAGCGCATGTTTACGGAGCTGCTCGGGGTTGCGGTTTCAGTGCGTGACACCAAGCTGGCGGAGGCGCGATGAGGACGATCACGACCAGGTACGGCTTCACGCTCTCGGTAAACGACCCCAGCGTGATGTCTTCGGTCGTGGCAGCGGGTGCGTGGGAGGCGGCTGAGTCCGAGGCCGTGTTGCGCCTGGTGGACAAGGGCGACGTGGTGATCGACTGCGGCGCTAACATCGGGTACTACACGTGCCTACTGGCTCAGCGCGGGGCGCTCGTGTTGGCAATCGAGCCGAACCAGCAGGCCGCGTCGCTGCTAATCAAAAATGTTGGCGACAATAAATTAGTTGACAGCGTGAGGTTCTACGGCGGGGCAGCCTCTAGCGCGAACGGGCTCTCCAGCTTCTACGTCGCGCCCGATGACGTGTTCAGCAGCTTGCATCACGAGGCGCTCTCTCCGCTCTTCACTCCCACGACGGTAACTACCTGGAGGCTCGATACTCTCATGCCGCCGGACTGCAAGTTTAAGCTGCTCAAGACGGACACCGAGGGCGCCGAGATGCTGGTGCTCGAGGGTCTCGGTGAGCGGATCGCCGACGTTGAGAACATCTTGATTGAGCTGAATGACGCGCACCTTAAGCCATTCGGGACGAGCGCGGCGCTCATCTGCGACTATCTCTCTGCGCGAGGTATGCGCTTTGTCGAGGGCTTCGGAGAGAATCAGCTGTGGGGCCGCCGATGAGTATAGCCGGCAAGAGCTTGATGGTACTGACGCCAATGTACGGAGGTGTCTCGACGTGCAACTACTTCACGAGCTTCATCCAGCTCGTCGTCACGTTGCTCAGGTACAAGATGACGTTCAGCTACAACTTCATATTCAACGAGTCGCTAATCCCACGAGCCAGGAACCGGCTCGTCGATCACTTCCTGAAGACCAGCAGCATGACTCACTGCCTGTTCATAGACGCCGACATCGGGTTCGAGCCTATGGACGTGCTCGCGATGCTGGAGACCGACCTCGACATCATCGGCGCGCCGTGCGTGAAGAAGTCTCTTCGCTGGGACCGCGTGCAGCAGGCGATTCGCAGTAACCCCGACCGCGAGTTTACCACCGATGAGCTGTCTAAGATCGCCGGCGACTTCGTCCTCAACTTCGAGCCGTTTCCTGGCGTGCGCGAGATGAGGCTCGCTGAGCCACAGGAGATGCGTAACCTTGGGACTGGGATGATGATGATCAAGCGAGAGGTGCTGCTCAAGATTAAGAGGGATAACCCGGACGAGTGGTACGAGTCGCCCGGCGACTCGGCCTCGCTCCCAGGTCCGATCTTCGACTACTTTTACAGTGGGGTGAACCGCGAGTCGCGCGAGTACGAGAGCGAGGACTTCGGGTTCTGCATGCTCGCCAAGAGGAGCGGGTTCAAGATTTGGCTATGCCCGTGGATCAAGACGACGCACATGGGGACGTATACGTTTGTAGGTGACGTCACGGCGCTCAGTCGCGCCGGGCAGGAGCTCAGATGAGCTTGGTCGCAGCCGGCTTCCTATACCGGGTGGGTCAGCTGCGGTCTTGGGCACCGGGCGTTGGTCTAGAACGACGCCCTGTGCAAGAAGGGGGTTACTGATGGCCGAGAAGTCGCTGCTGCTGTCTGGGCAACCTGACCCGGTAGTCGATCTGACGACTGTAGCCGCCGTGAAAGACCGCATGGAGATACAGAACAGCTCGAACAGCGACCTGGCTATCCAGGACGCCATCACCGGCTTCTCTCAGCTGTTTCTGAGCCGCTCTGGGTACCCGTCGTTCGCGAATCTGGTGCAGGCGACCGAGACGCGTGACGGTAACGGAAATAACGAGATGTTCGTGCGCTACCCGCCGGTCAGGATGGTCTCCTCGGTCTCGGTGAACGGTCAAACCGTTCCTGCCGCAGGCCCGTGGCCATCGGCAGGGTACTACGTCTCTGACAACCTGAGGTCGATCAAGATCCGCGGGGGCACGTCTCAGAGCCGCGCAGGGTATTACTTCAACTACGCTGGTATCCGCTCGAACCTGTCTCTGGCTCGAGGCTTCGCGTGCGGCGACGGTAACGTCCAGTTAGTATATGTCGGAGGATTCGCCGCGGTGCCGGCGGATCTCGAGTACGCTGTCCGCTGCGTCGTCGCGATCAATATGAAGCGGCAGGCCTGGCAGGACATAGCCTCTAGGAGCATCAGCGCCGGCGGAGGGGCGGCTACGACCAGCTACCGCGACTGGTCGTGGCCACCGGAGTATGAGGAAATCTTTGAGTACTACATCAGAAAGGCGGTGATCACGTGATCAGGATCACCCTCGGAGGCTCTGACCAGCGTGTCGTCGCGGCACTAGACCGTCGACGCGGCGCGCTGAACGCCGCCCTGAGGCGTAGCGTCGATGAGAGCCTGCTGATGCTTCAGCGGCGGATCCAGCAGAAGCTGTCCGGCGAGGTGCTGAATATCCGCAGCGGGAAGCTGCACGGTTCGGTGAACGTCGAGCAGGCTGCTGGGGAGGATGTCATCACCGGCGCTGTCAACGCCGCCGCCGGCCCAGCCTGGTACGGGCGCGTCCACGAGTACGGCGGCAAGAACGCGTACGACATCTACCCGAAGATCAAGAGGGCACTGGCGTTCTTCGGCTCCGGAGGGCCTACCGGCGCAGCTAAGCGGGCGTTCTACTTCAAGCAAGGCGCTCGCCGCGGCTCGCTGCGCCCGAAGCTGTATGCCGCGGCGGCCACCGCCGGGCTGGTGGTAGTGAAGAGCGTGCACCACCCGCCGCTGCCGAAGCGGGCGTTCATGAGTACGAGTCTCGAGGAGATGCGCAGCGCGATCATCGCCAAGGTCTACCGAGCGGCGGCTGGCGCGATTGAGAGATGAGCGGCTTTTACACAGATCCGGACTTTCTGGAGCAGATACACGCTGGTGTATTTACGCTGCTGCAGACGGCAAAGTTTGTCGGCGGCCTGCAGTTCAATACCGCGCTGCGCGTCGTCGACACCCCGGACGATGTCCCGGTAGCGGCGCAGCCGGCACTCTACATGGTGCAGGGACCGATCACCGCGACCCAGAACCAGGCATTCGTCGCCGCGAGGTGGGAGTCTTCCGTCGTCGCGGTGGTCTACTTCCGCGCCGACGGGTCGGTACCGTCGCAGCAGCAGGTGGTACCGGACACCGTTGCGAACAACTTCATCTGGGGAATCTTTCAGGCCGTCAATCCCGGAGTCGAGAAGCAGACGCTCGGCGGCATCGCGTATCACTGCTGGATAGATGGGACCATCGTGCCTGCCGTGGCCGAGGACCAGGTGATACTCACGATCCCGCTCAAGATTTTATTTTAAAGGTGTACCTCAGAAGGAGGAGTTAAAAGATGGCGAATATCCAATTTGGAACCGGCGTGCTGTACGGTACCCCGCTCTTAACAAGCGGTAATACTCCGTCCAGCCCTACGCCAATGAAGTTTGGTCTCATCCAGGAGGTCTCTGTCGATTTTAAGGGCGACCTCAAGAAGCTCTATGCGCAGCAGCAGTTCCCGGTATCCACGGCTCGCGGCAAGATGGACGTGGCGATCAAGGGCAAGCTTGCGGTGCAGGACATGAACCTGTTCAACCAGATGTTCTTCGCGCAGGCGCAGAGCGCCGGCTACAATCAGGTCGTCGACGGTGAGCAGCACACCATCAGCGCGACGTCGCAGGTGGTGACCAACATCCCGGTGGTGCAAGACCTCGGGGTGGCGTACGTCAAGACCGCCGCCGGGGTAGTCTCTGGGCAGCAGTTTATCCGCGACTCTACTAACGTAGCCGCTACGGTGACGGCTGCGGGCCACTACTGCGGCCCGAACCTGACCAGCGGGTCGTACGCGCTGAACGCCGCCGACAACGGCGCGATACTGGCGTTCTCCTACACCTACTCTCAGAACACGGTGGGCAGCTCGATAGCGCTCGCCGGGCAACTGATGGGCTTCGCGCCTGAGCTGTCAATGCTGTTCTACAACCGCTTCAGGAACAAGTTCCTGGCCATCCAGCTGAACGACGTCACCCTCGGTACGATCAGCTTCCCGTCGAAGCTCGAAGACTTCTGGGTGTCCGACATAGAGGGCTCGGCGAACCTGGACGCCGCCGGCAACCTTGGCGTGCTGATGGGAGACCTGAACTGACATGAGGAAGAAGATCGTTGAGCTCGACGGTGAGAGGATGGAGATCGCCCCGCTGACGTTCTCGCAGATGGAGGACCACCTTACCAGGATGGAGCTGATTACCGGTGGCAACGCGGTGCTGAGCGCCGCTGACCTGAAGAAGCCTCAGCTACTCGAGAAGCTCAAGACTAACTCGCGGGTGTTCGTGGCCATCGGGCTGAACAACGCGCACGTCTCCGGGTGGAGCGGGGACCAGCCGGTGTACGGCAACGGCTTCGTGCCGTGGACTCCCGAGCGGGTGCACCGCGAGATCGACATGCCGCTGTTTAACTTGCTGCGCGACGAGATCATGAGCTTCAGCGGGCTGAAGCTGGTGACAGAGGGGGAAGCCGAGGCAGCTTCGGGAAGCAGCTAGCCGTCGTGAGAGGCTGCCTGATCAGCGAGACGGGATGGACGCAGGACGAGGTGAGTAGGATGGCGCTGCCTGCCGCGTTCGAGCTGATGAACTACTGGGCCAGGTACCCGACGCCGTCGATGATGATGCGCAGCTACTTCGGGATCAAGCCGCCGGCCGTGGACGAGGAGGAGGTCAGGAAGGCGGTTACGGAGCCGGAGGTGGTGACGGCGCTGGGGCCGATGATGCCGCTGAGCGACCAGGCCCGCGAGCTGATCGAGTGGGCCGAGAGGCAGAAGGGCAAGCTGAACTGAGATGGCTGAGGAGACACTTCAGATACGCGTGACGGTTGACCAGGCGGGCGTCCCGCAGGCGTTCGCGCAGACGCGCGCGGAGGTTAACAACCTTGGTGCCGGTCTGGTTCAGGCTGGGCAGCAGGGTGCCGAGGCTGGCGCCCAGATCAAGGGTGGCATGGATAAGGCGGCGTACTCGATCACCGAGGCGCGCCTGGCTGCTCGCGGCTTGGGTCAGGAACTTGGGGTGTCGGTGAACCGCGAGGTCAGTAGGTTCCTGGCGACCAGCTCGACGATAGGCCCGCTGCTGGCCAAGGCGTTCTCGGTCATCGCGGTGGTCGGGCTGGTGGAGATCATCTTCAAGCTCGTCGAGGTGATTAACAAGGCGGCGTCGGCGATGGCTGGCTTCGGAGAAGTTGCCCAGAAGGCGTACCAGCAGGCCGTCGACGCGAACCTCAAGCAGATCGTGACCAACAACGAGCTGACCAACCAGCTGGTCAAGATCAACACCATCGGGCTAGAGGGCAACGAGAAGCAGCAGGCAGCGATGCGGGGCCTCGTCACCGAGGGCAGGAATAACGCCGCCACGCTGCGCGTGCTCGTCGACATGGAGTCCCGGCTGACTGCCGAGACAGAAGGCGTCAGCGCCGCGACGAAGGTGTGGTACGAGACGCTGGGAAAGACCAGCGCCGCCGGGATTATCTACAACCAGGCTGCCGAGCAGCTACCCAAGGTGAGGGCCGAGATCGACGCGCTGACTAAGTCCACGCGTGAGCTGGACGTGGTGACCAAGCAGCGTGCGGCTGCCGAGGCCAGCGCCGAGGCCACTAAGCTGTCCAGGGAGCGTCAGGCAGCCAGGATCGAGGGCGACAAGACGGTCGGAGAGGCGACCATCAAGCAGGCCGAGCAGATCGCGAAGGGTGAGCACGAAGTCCACATGATGAGCGACGAGGACTACACGGCGTTCCTCGTCACGGAGGAGAACAAGCGCTACGAGAACTCTTCCGCCGCGATGGAGAAGTCGCTCGCGCTGGCGAGGTCCGAGGGCTCGGTCAAGGGCGCCGAGGTGATCAAGCTGACCAAGGAGATCGAGGCGCTGTATACCTCTCACAACACCAAGCTGCGGGAGATCAACGACGAGGCCGACAAGGTTCGCTACGAGAAGCTGCTCTCTACGGTAGAGAAGACTCGCTCGCTGGAGACAGACGTGGTCAACGACGAGCTGGAGGGGATCCGCAAGGCAAGCTCGGCGCGCGAGGCTGGGATTAAGGCGCGCTCGCCGCTCGGCGAGGCGGACCCGCGCATCGTCAAGGAGGCCAAGGCGGCGCTGCAGGAAGAGCTGACCGTGATCGAGAACCTGACCGCGGCTGAGAACGCCCGCGGTGAGGAGCTCAAGGCGCTGCACGTCGAGGAGGACGACCCGGCGATGCAGGCGCACCTGAAGGCCCAGGTAGAGCTGACTAAGATGCTCCAGAAGGCGTGGGAGGACTACGGCCAGACGGTCGCGAGGGTCCAGAACGCGGCGGTGGCGGACGTCGACAAGTTCATCTCCAGGACCGAGGGCGAGCTGAACCGTGGTATCGTCAGCTGGATGAACCGCCAGCAGACCTTCGGGCGCGCGATGCAGCAGGTATGGATGTCTATAGCGGATACGGCCGTCGAGTCGCTGCTGAAGGTCGGCGAGCAGATGCTCGCCAACCTGATCACTAAGGAAGCTATCGACTCGGGGACGAGGCTGAGCGACGCGCGCACCGCCGCCGCCAACACCTGGAGCTCGGTGTCTGGGATACCACTGATCGGGCCGTTCATCGCCCCGGCGGCCGCGGCCGCCGCGTTCGCCGCGGTACTCGCGTTCGAGCAGGGCGGCATCGTGCCGTCGACGCAGATGGCTCTGGTGCACAAGAACGAGATGGTGCTCCCGGCCAATATCTCGCAGTCGCTGCAGCGTGGCGGCGGAGCCGGGGACGTCATCCTGAACTATAACCCGTCGGTATCGGGGATAGACACCAGTGGGATCAAGGACATGCTTGACCAGCACGGCGACATGTTCGCCGCGATGATCCACCGCCACCTGCGCAGGGGGAACAGGTGAGCAGCCTGGTCTTCCCGGTCCCCGCGAACCTGAAGCAGGGCGGTGTCGGGTGGCCGGTCAAGAAGGCACCGCTGTTCAGGACTATCGTCCAGACGCCGGCATCGATGCGCGGGGAGAACCGCATCGCGCTCATGCCTTACCCGATCTGGATGTTCGAGCTGAGCCTCGAGTTCATCCGCGGAGACTTCTCGGCGGCGCAGGCGGCCAGCTTCCTGCAGTCACTGGTAGGCTTCTTCATGGCGGTCCAGGGGCAGTTCCAGGACTGGCTGTATAGCGACCCCTACGACAACAGCGTGACGAACATGCAGTTCGGGGTCGGCGACGGAGCCACGACTGCGTTTCAGATCGTCAGGACGATCGGCGGAGCCTCAGACCTTATCCAGAACCTGAGCGGCACCCCGACGATCAAGGTCAACAACGTGACTACCACGCCGGCATCTATCGGCTCGACCGGGCTGGTGACGTTCTCGTCGGCGCCGGCGTCGCTGGCCACGATCACCTGGACCGGGAGCTTCTACTTCCGCTGCCGGTTCCTCGACGACACCTGGGCCGACCTCGAGGAGTTTATGAACCTGTTCTGGTCGCTGTCGACGCTGAAGTTCAAGTCGGTGCTGCTGTGAAGAGCCTCACTCCGGCGCTGCTCTCGTTCCTGCAGGCGACGAACGTCTTCGGGCGAGCCGACCTCTTCGACATCGGGCTGATCAACGGGCAGAAGCTGCGGACTACCAGCAGTCAGGTGGACGTCCCGTTCGGCAACCTGCTGCTGTGGTCGCAGGTATTCGGCAACTCGGTCTGGGTGAAGACTAACAGCGGAGCTGGCAGCGTGCCGGCCGTGGTCGACAATGCCATCGTGGCTCCGGACAGCACCACCACCGCCGCGACGGTAGCCTACCCGACGGTGGCAGCCGGGGTGTTCGCCTCGGTGAGCCAGACGATCCCTAGCAGCGCCACGCTGGGGGTCCCGCTCACGTTCTCGGTCTGGCTGAAGGCCGCCTCCGGCACGCCGTCGATAGTTCTCCGCGGAGACACCGGCACGCCGCAGAGCGACACCACGTTCGTGCTGACCACCTCCTGGAAGAGGTACAGCTGCGTAGTCGTGCCGACCGGCTACGGCACCGCAGGCGTGGCCATGTACTCGACGAACCAGGCTGGCTTTACCGCCCACGTCTGGGGCGCGCAGTTCGAGCAGAACTCTTCGCCCAGCACCTACGTCGCCACTGCCAGCAAGTCTATCGGCGGAGGAGTCTTCTACGCGTCCAGGTACGGCGCGTGGAAGCGCGGCGCGGTGAAGACGAAGGCGGGCTTCGACCTCTCGGCCGGAGACATGAGCTTGACCATGCTGGCGCCGCAGTCGGTGCTGATGCCCGGCACCTCGACGTCGCTGTCGCAGTGCGCCGCGCTCGGGCTGATCCTGGCCTCCACGGTCACCGTCTACACGGCGTACTGGGACCCGTCGGAGGCGCCTAACGCCTCGCGCGGCTGCGAGGTCAAGTTCGTCGGGCAGGTGCTCGACTTTCAGCAGGCGGGGCGCTCGAAGATAGAGTTCCGGGTCGGCGACCTGCTGTACATCTTGAACACGAAGACTCCGCCGCACGTGATCCAGGCCGGCTGCCGCCACGTGCTGTTCGACGTGAACTGCGCGCTCAGCTCCTCCGGCTACGTGGCGGGCTGCACCGTGGCTACCGGGTCGACGCGGCAGACGATCGTGCTGGCGTCGGCCGTGGCCGCGGCGCCGTACTACTCGCTGGGGTACGTGATCTTCACCGCCGGTCAGAACTCCGGGCTGGAGATCGGCGTCAAGTCGCAGACCAGCACCACCGTGATCGTGCTGGCCAACCCGACGCCGCTCCCGCTCGCGATCGGGGACACGTTCTACATGTACGCTGGGTGCGACAAGACCCAGTCGACGTGCAGGAACAAGTTTAACAACCTGATCAACTACGGCGGGCAGGACTACGTCCCGAACCCGGAGCTGGGCATATGAGGCTCGCCTGCGCAGATGTCCCGGTTCTTGAGCTGCGCCGCCGCGTCGTCGAGGTCGCGAAGACCTGGCTGGGTACCCCGTTCGAGGACGGCTGCGGGGTCAAGGGGCGCGGCGTCGACTGCGCGTACCTGCCGATCAGGGTCTACGCCGAGGCCGGGCTGATCGACGACTTCGACCCGCCGCACTACTCGCCGCAGATCATGTTCCATACCAACACGGAGCTGTACGTCGACACGCTGCTGACCTACTCGCGCGAGATCGAGGAGCGAGACGTGGCGCCAGGAGACGTGGTGCTGTACCGCGTCGGGCGGCGCGTCGGTGCGCGGCAGGGCTTCCGGAGCTTCAACCACGGCGCTATCGTGGTCGAGTGGCCGCACTATACCATCCACCCGATCGTTGGAGCCGGCGTCGTCGGGCTGCACGGGACAGCCGAGGGCATGCTGTTCAGAAAGGCGCGGAGGTACTTCAGCTACTTCCAGTAAAAACCTATATGGGACTTCCCTCGCCACCTAAGATACAGAAGCTGCACCAGATCCGCGTCAACGCGTCGATCCTGGGAGCGGCCATCCCGATCGTGCTCGGCCAGGAGCGGGTCACTGCCAAGCTGATCTGGTACGGAGACTTTACCGCCAAGCAGGCGAAGCAGGGCGGTGCCGGCGGCAAGGGGCTGTCGAAGGGTGGCACCAGCTACGTGTATCACGCCTCGGTGATGGCCGCGCTGGCGATGGGCCCGATCAACTACCTGCTGAGCGTCTGGGACCAGACCGGGAGGTTCAAGGTCGACAGCGCAAGCGAGTCGTACGTCCCGACGACTCCGTACAAGTACACCACCGTGAATGCCGGGTCGTTCGCGTCGGACCTGGTCCCGCACGTCGTCACGGCGTACTCGTACCCCGGGATCACCGACTACGGCTCGCCGGGGTCGGTGACGCTGGCCGGCAGCACCAACGTGCCGATGACGCTGGTCCCAGGCGGAACGGTGGCGACGGACAACTTCCCAGGATCCGCGCTCAGCTCCAGCTGGGGCATCCAGGTCGGCACGTTCGCGGTGTCTGCCAACGCTGTCACCTGCACCGGCGTTGGTGCGTCGCAGAACGGCAGCACCTACTTCCACGGGCTCACGTTCAATCCGGACCAGAACGCCAGCATCCAGATCGTCGTGCCGCCGACCGGCGGGGAGGACCTCGGCGTCACGGTGCGGGCGTCGAGCTCGGCCGAGACGTACTACGGCTTCCTGGTAGACTCGAACGAGTGGTTCTGCTTCAAGATGGTTGCCGGGACGGGAACGATCCTAAACTCCGGCCCGTATATCCCTCAGAGCGGCGACGTGCTGTACCTATCCGTCGTCGGGACCACGCTCACCTGCAAGATCAACGGTGACATCATCTGCGTCAAGACCGACTCGACGATAGCGACCGGCACGCCGGGATTCTCGTTCGGGCTGGCCGGGGCCGCCTCGCTGACTAACTTCGCGTGCGGCGGCGGCGTGGGGCCGTCGCTCTCGGCCGGCCAGTACGCCGTCGACCCGACGACCGGGATATACACCTTCGCGAGCGCGGATGCCGGCAAGAATATCGTGGTAAACTACTCGTTCTATCGCTACCGCATCGTCACCGAGGAGCTGACGGTCGTGCCGTTCTCCGGGCCGTACACCGTGACTGTCGACAACTCCGCCACGTTCAGGAGCGACGACGGCGTGCAGTACTACCCGGCAGGCATCGCGCTGGTACCGGTAGGCAGCTCGCCGTCGAAGGGGCAGTACTCGCGCTCGGGCGGCACCTACACCTTCGCGGCCGCGGACTCCGGCGCGGGGATAGTGATCAGCTACGAGTTCCAGGACCCGGTCTCGGACAACAACGCCCCGAACCAGATCAACCTGACCCTGATCGGCGGCGCCAAGGGGCAGCAGCCGTGGAGCTACCTGACCTCCAGGCACCAGTCGCAGGCGCTAGGCTATACCCAGCTCGCTATCATCGCCAGCTCCGCCATCTACCTCGGCTACACGCCGGAGCTGCCGAACTACAACTACGAGCTTGCCGGGGCGTACCAGTTCGGCGGAGGGGTGGTTGACGTCAACCCGGCCGACGCGATCACGGCGATACTGAGCGACCCGGCGTACGGCGTGGGGTTCCCGCTCTCCAGCATCGGCTCGCTGGCACTGGCTCGGGCCTGCTGGACGGCGTACAGCTTCTTCATCAGCGTGCTGCTGGAGAACCAGCAGAGCGCCGCGTCGGTGGTGGGCCAGTGGCTGGAGGCCGGGATGGTCGCGGCGTACTGGAGCGAGGGGCTGCTGAAGTTCGTCCCCTACTGCGACACCAGCGCCGTCGGGAACGGGGTGCTGTACCAGCCGCCGACGACGCCCGTCGCCGACCTGACCGACGACGACTTCGTCTCCGGCAGCTCGGCCGACGAACCGGTGAAGATGAGCTGCTCGGTGTGGCCGGACAGGTGGAACCGCGTGCAGGTCGAGTACAACGCGCGGGTGAACGACTACAACCCGGAGATCGCGTACGAGGAGGACTTCGGGAGCATCCAGCGCTACGGCAAGCGCGTCGAGGACCCGGTCACGTGGAGCTTCATCAAGACGCTGACGGCGGCGCAGTACGCCGCCTCGATGCGGCTCCAGCGCTACGTCGCGATTGCGAACACCTACCAGTTTACGCTGCCGGCGAGCTTCTCGTTCCTCGAGCCGATGGACATCGTGACCGTCACCGACCAGAACCTGAACCTGACCGGCACCCCGGTGCGCATCACCCAGATCAGCGACGACCCGGTCAGGGGGCTGGACGTCACCGCCGAGGACTGGATCTGGGGCACGGCCGCCCCGGCGTACAACCCGAAGACCGTGAACACGCCGTCGCTGGCGGACGCCGGCACCCAGGACCCCGGCAACGCGACCGCGGTGCTCTTCGAGGCCCCGAACAGGCTGCAGCTCCAGAGCGGCAACGAGATCTGGGGTTTCATCAACGGCTCTAACCCGAACTGGGGCGGCTGCCACGTGTGGCTCAGCTACGACGGGCTGAGCTACGCGCTGCTGAAGGACCAGAACGGGAAGGTGATCGTCGTCTCCGGGCCCGCCCGCATCGGGGCACTGACCAGCACGCTGGCAAGCTCTAGCGCGCAGCCAGACTCTACCAACACGCTGGCGGTGCAGATGGAGACCGCGACCCCGCTCCCGTCGGTGAGCTCGTCCCAGGCGGTGCAGGGCATCAGCATGTGCGCGGTCTGCAACACCGACGGCACCCACTTCGAGCTGATCAGCTACCAGAACTCGGTCATCAACCCGGCCGTGATGGACGGCTACAACCTGACTACGCTGTACCGCGCGCAGTACACCACCACCGGTCAGAGCCACGCCGCCGGCAGCTTGTTCGCCCGCCTCGACCAGGCCAGCTTCGTCTACCAGTACGACCCCAGCTACTACGGTAAGACCGTGTTCGTGAAGTTCACCAGCTTCAACCTGCTAGGGAATAACGAGCAGTCGCTGGCGGCCGTGCCCGCGTACTCGTTCGTGCTAGCCGGCAGCGGGAAGGGCGCCGTGGCGCTCGACACGGGGAACATCCTGGTGCAGACGCCCGGGTACACCCAGTTCCGCCCGCTGTCTAACCCGCTGTCGGCGCACGACGCCGGCTCGAGCGCGACGATCAGCATCGCCAACTTCTACGTCCGCATTGCCGGGGTGGCCTCGGACCAGAACTTCAACTCCGGCTCGATCGTCGGCCTCTCCTACAACACCCTCTACTACGTGTACTTCGACCAGCCGCCGCCGTATGGCCTCGGCGGCAGCATCTCTCCGAGCTACCAGGCGACGACGGTGAAAGAGACGGCGCTGAACGGCCCGTTCCGCTTCCTGGTCGGCTCGATCCAGACGCCGGTGCAGGGGCAGCCGGACACCGTTGGTAACAACGACGGCGGCAACACCGCCGGCAGCGGGGCCCAGTTCATCTACCGGATGTCTAACGTGTACCAGCGCGTCGCCGGCAGCTCGACCGTCACGAACCCCCAGAACTCCCTGGACGGTACCGAGACCACCTTCGCGAAGCTGGCCGGTACGGCCAGCGGGGCTTCTAACGCCGGAGCCGTGGTGCTGTACGGACCGCCGGCGCTGGAGCTGAAGTTTACCAGCGCCACGCTCTACGTCGTGTACGGCATACCGGTGAACTCGCTGAACAACGGGGCGGCTAACATCCTGCAGCTGTTCGGGTGCGTGATCTTCGACGCCGCGGCCAACGGCGACAGCGTGCTCTACAACTTCATAGACGGCACCAGCCTCAACGTGAACTACACGGCCGGAGCCGGGGCCGTAGCCAAGGTTACCGCGTCGATAGCCATCCCCCCGGGGCAAAACCTCTCGACGGTGGCGGCCGTACTTCGCGCCAACCTGTATACCGGTGGCAGCTACCCGACGGCGGGGTCGTACGAGATCGACATCTACGACGCGTTCATAGCTGTGATAGATTAGGAGGGGACTATGAGGAGAACCATCACCGTAGGCCCTAGCGAGGTGCGGGTCGAGATCACCGGGCCGTTTCAGGTCTCGCCGACCGACTCGCCGCACATGAAGCTCTCGGCCACCTGCGGCCCGGTGACCAGGGAGAGAACCATAACCGTCTCCGCCAAGATCGACTACAGCTCTCAGGAACTGGAGAAGGAGGTGCAACGGAACGCTCAGCTGCTGGCAGAGGAGGCCGCCGGTTACGAGCACTCGCGCAGTCTGATCGAGAAATTTTTGAACGAGAGGTCGTCAGATGAAACTATTCAACTGGAAGAAAAAAAAGGAGCAACGGAAAATGAGTATCGAGAAGATCAAGGCAGCACTGGAGAAGGTCGAGACTAACTCCAAGACAGGAACTGGCCACGGCCAGCTGATCGTCAACCAGGCGGACTTCGACGCGCTGAAGAAGAGCGTCGCCGAGGCCGCCGAGCCGTCAGAGACCCAGCCGCCGCCGCCAAAGTAGGTCTCGCGCAGGCAAAAAAAAAGCCCCCTGAGAAATCTCAGGGGGCTTTTTATGCTCTACGCTGCTTCGGCTGGCTCCTTCGGCGCCTTCTTTGGTGACCGCCGTGGCTTCGGCGCCTCGGATCCGCCCTCCGCCGCGACGACCCTGGACAGGACACCGCTCTTGGTCATCACGCGCATCGGGCTCATCCCGGTCCACTGGTTGGTGATCCCGGCCGCCTTCGCGACGGCCTGGATCTCGGTGAACTCGTACCGCTTCTTGTTCCGCGTGATCAGCTCGCGAAGTGTCTTCGTGGTCGCGTTGTCCCTGTCTGCGAACTCCTTCGAGTCGCGCACCTTGCGGGCCGCCTCGACGTCGAATTCGTACGTCAGCGGCCCGCGAGGCTTCTTCTCCGCCGCCACCTTCTTGACTCTCTGCTTCTTCATGTTCATCTCTCCTTTGCTTTCGATTTGTTCTACCAGCGTATCCAGGCACCAGTGCTGAACTCCGGCCTCCGTCTCCACGGTGACCGACCCAGAACTCTTGTCCCGAACGACTCCTTCGACCGAGCGACCGGTAGTATCTAAGTGTATAACAAACCAGTCTCCCCGGCGCAGCGTATTGAGCTTCTGCTCCATCTGGATCTCCTTCCTTCTCGAACCTCGGGTACGGTTTAGCTGCCAGGTACTCTGGCAGCCTGCCACAGCTATTGAATCTGGCGGCTAGTGTAACTAGCCAGTTGACTGCTGCCAGGTACTCTGGCAGCCTGCCGCAGCTATGGAATCAACCAGCCAGCCAGTTAACTACGGCCATGAGCGGGACAGAGACTACCGCGCCAGCGCCGACAACCAGCGCCCAGAACCTGAGCGGGTTGTCGACAGCCAGGTTAGTTAACCACCGACCCATGGCCGGCCTCCGATCGGGCGAAGTACTCGAAGGCTCCGTCCAGCGCTCTCTTGGTCGCCTTGCGGGACCCGGTGCGCTCCAGCAGGCTGAGTACCACCCCGGCGAACGTGTACGCCCGGTAGCCGTCGTCTCTGGCGTCGCTCAGAAAGAACTGGAGCGAGGCGCCGCGGCGGGGCAGCCGTACCACGATGTCGATCAGCATTGTTTTCTCCAATTGGGATTGTGTCCCATACGGCTGGCAGGGGAGAGTCTCCTGCCAGCCCTGAGGGCTACAGTCCTCTACTTCTTGATGAACTCGCCGGCAAGCTCCTGAAGCTCCAGCTTGCGGCGCTCGTCCTCGGTCTCCTTCGCGAGCCACGAGAGCGCGTTGCTCCAGCGCCACGCAGTCTGCCCGGCGGGCAGCTGCTCGATGTCGGCGCTGGCGAACTTCTCGGTGGCCTTCTTGCCCTCCTCCTTGTTAAGGTTCTTCTTGACCCAAGTGGTGATCGCGCTGGACTCAATCTTCTGCTCGTTGGCCGTACGCACCATGTCCAGGTACCCGTTTACCGCCTTACCGCTGAGCACCCCACCGACCACGTCGCGGACCGCCGACGCCATCGTCTTCGTGTCTAGCCGGTAGGTCTCCTCGGAGAAACTGATGTTGTCGGGCAGCCGCTTCCCCAGGTGGACCTTCTTGAGCACGTCCTGGGTGGTAGCTAGGTTGGTGCACCACATGCGGTCCACGATGCCGGTGACGGCCACGAACCCGTCTCCGTAGTCGCTGTCGCGGAACTCAGCGCCGAACGCCATGATCTCTCCTGGGAACGGCTCGAAGACCATCGGTAGCATGGCCCTGAGGTGAATCTTGGTCTGCAGGGCGAAGCCGTCGATCGGACGGGCCCCGAACACCTCGACGCCCTGGATAAACGCCTCGCAGAGCGGTCTGGAGTCTAAGCGACGATACTCGTCGCTCAGAAAGCCACGCGCCTCTCCGCGTACCGCGCGCAGCAGGAACCGGTCGCCGTCCATGTGAGAGTACGTCTCGTTGAAGATGTGGGCCACCAGCTGAGCGCCCCACTCTCCGCGGCTGCGCATCTCTCTGACCACCGTGCCCATGTTCCTGATCTTGGTCCGGTCCGCGACCTGGCAGAGGGCGTGGTCGTGGAGCCGGAGGGCCGGTTGGGACGGCGGGATCACCAGCACCCCGCGCTGCCCGTTCTCCTCCCAGACGTGGTTGAACTTTAAGGCTGTGCCGTGGACGATCGCGTCGCTGGGGACGTCGTTCTCGACCTGATCGATCACGCGCTGGACTCGCGGGACCGACGCGTGCAGCTGCTCCTCCAACTTCTTCTGGAACGTCTTTGCCGCCTCGCTCACCGCCACATCGTATGGTTCTTTTCCGTGATGAAACATGATATTTTCTCCTTTTTTTTGGTGCTTGACTGCACCGCGCGCGCCGGCGAAAACCTCACGACGGCGCGCTCGCTGCGGTCTAGCTCTCGTTATCGTAGTGCCCCTCCTCGCGGGCATAGGCTTGCCAACCGTGCTCCAGGACACGCTGCTCACGTGTCGACCCGGGGTCGAAAGAGGCGCAGCGCTTGCACTGGCCTCCGTGCGAGTTGGCGTACCTCTTCGAGGTGGCTCTCCCGCAGCACCGGCAGGTAGCGAGGTACGGCGCGTTTGGGTTATATGACCTGCGTCTGGTACGGCTCATCTGGGTTCTCTCCTTTACTTGCCGAGATAGAAGGCGGCCCGGTGAAACGCCAGCGCGAGGTCGACGCGCTCCAGGTCGGCCGTCGAGAAGTTGGTGTTAGTCCTGAGGTCGTGGAAGAAGTATATCGCAGCCTCACCGACCTCGGTCACTCCCATGTAGCGTATCTCCAGCTCATCCTGGAGCGTAGGTGTTACTGGTACCTGAACTTGCGTGGGCACTTTTTATTCTCCTTTCGAGAGAGGGCACAACGGGGCGGGCAGTCTGCCCGCCTCGCGCTGCCCTCGCAGCGCGAGGCTTCTACATCAGTTTCTTCGCGCCGCCGCGGTGGTACACGGCGGCGTAGCGAGGCGAGAAGAAGTTGGTCAGCTGGCCGGTCTCGCGGTCGATGTGGCTGCTGATACCCAGGACGTCGTGGGTGAAGTCTACGTCGGCGGCCGCGAGCAGCTCGTCGAGTGCCAGCGGGCAGCCGTTCAGGTGGCAGGCTTCCAGGTCCATAGTGAGGCTGAGCCTGGTCAGCCTGTGCCGCTTGAAGCTGAGCAGCTTCTCGGCCCGAAATACGATCTTTATTATCTTGCGGGTGTCTTCCGTGTTCCAGTTCATCGTGACTTTCTCCTGGGGAGATGTCCCCCGGCTCCGGTCTGTCACTACCGGAGCCGGCGTGTATCTTACTCCCAGCCGTTCTCATCACCGCGCTTGCGTCTTCGGAGCGAGAGTCGAGGTAGTCGCGAGTAGCGACTCGGCGGCCGCCTTCGCGGCCCCCAGTGTGGCGAAGTCCTTCTTCATCTTGCGCCAAGTGAAGCCGCATCCGGTCTCCTTGTTCGACGGCATGGAGAAGTCGGCCACGTAAACTTGCAGCGGCTGGTGATCGCCGGCCTTCGCCCGGCTCGGTGTGTACTCGTCTGCGCAGGTGATCCGCACGGCCGGGCTTTCTTCTGCGTTACTCCAGTAAGCGGACGGCCACTCGCGGCGATCGAACGAGCGGTAGCGACCAGTCGGAACGGATCCAACTCTCCACACGAGCTTCATCAGAGCACCTCTCTAGGGGAAAGTATCCCGTCAATCCCGCCTGTCACTCGGGATTGTTCACGGAGACTCTCTCTCAGGGTATAAGTTTGTTGAACTCGTCTTCGGTGACGACTGCCTTGAAGCCGAGGATTGAAGAGAGCAGGTTGTTGATCACCTTACGCTCTCTGGCTTCAAGCTTCTTGCTGATCCGGCCATCTCCGTAGTTAGACTTCTTCGTCGTCTCGACTTCGACTTCGATCAACTCACCGATTGCTTTCAGTGCGCTCTCGCGCGTCTGGTAGATCATCTGAGTATCCCTCCTATAGGATCCTTCCGTGAACTAAGAACTTCTCGTACGGGGCGCCGACAATTGTCGCGCCAGTGTACAAGGTGAGGAGACCGCCGAAGTACGCGATCCTTCGCCTGATAGCTGCTGCGCCAATCAACTTCGCACCCTTGAACGTCATCGTGGTCTTCATCTTCGTTTCCTTTCGTCTGCGACTAGAGGTTATTCAGGATCTGCTCTACTTTATAGACGTTGAACCGAGCGTTCTCCAAGGCGCCTTCCTTGAACATGTTGGAATCCGGCACCGCCTCCAGGCGGGTTACTTCTTTCTTCCAAGACCAAAGCTCGCGCCTGAACACCTTGCGCTCTACGGCAATCTCCAGGTCCATCGTGTCCATATTTTCTCCTTTTCTCTTCCCGTGTCGGGAGGGAAGCCGATAAGCACGCTATGGCCGATCGGCTTCGCTCTAGACACTAAGAAACCAGCTTGGCGTATTCTTTAGCGGTCATTCCCGATTCCCAAGAAACATAAGCACCGTCCAGTGAGTAACCGTCAATTTCTTGGTCTCCGTCCAGATTGTGCCCGAGGATAGACTCAACTCGGGTGGCCCAAATCTCAAACGAACTGGGCTTGAGTGCTTCCATTTCCAAGCGGTGGAATTCTAGGTGTGTCATGGTTTCTCTTTTCTTCCCGTGTCGGGAGTGAAGCCGATAAGCACGCTACGGCCGATCGGCTTCGCTCTAGACACGTGATTAGTTTCCCTCCGAAAGTTCGCGGTAGTAAGCGGCGCGGCTTTCCGCACCGAAGATGTCGGCCAGGGTTGCGCCCCTCACGATGTACGCGCAGTAGTCTGAATGGAAAGCAGCTTCGCCGTCGGCGTAGTCCCAGCCCTGCCAGCGACCGCGCACGTAGGTCTGCAGCTCTTCGATAGTTGCAAACTTCTCGACCGACTTCGGCCCCCGGCCTTGTTCACGGCACTCGACTGCGAACGGCTTGCGCCTGCGATCAGACCGCACGATGACGAGGTGCATCAGGTGGGTGCTGCCGTTAATGAATTCCCGGTAGCTGCCGTCGTCCTGCCTCATCAGCTCGATGCGGCCAAAGGTGCGGTGATCGATGGTGAGATACTTGTCTATCTCGTCGAGTACTTTGGCTCGCATCGGCGGGAGACCGTCCGAGCCGTCATCACCGAAGAATCGGATCTGAATCGTTTTCATGTTAGCGCCCCTCTGGTTGAGTTGATTCTGGTTCGTTCAGTGCGGCGAGAAAGTCTCTCGGGTCAACTGTGATTTCGCGGACCTTGCGAGACCATGACAACCAGTTCGCTGGGTAATTGTCGCAGACCGGCGGGTTCAATACGACCGAAAAACGGCCGTCGTTGCGGATGAATTTGTATCCCTTTGCCTCGAGTTGCTTGATTGCTTGTTTCTTTGTCATCAGTTCTCGCTTTCTTTGTTACTTCTTTTTTGTCAATGTCAGAATCTTTGCCGCCGCCTTGCTAAAGTTACCTGGCGGCCATCTCCACGTAGGAGAGGTCTTCTTCACTTGGCTTGGTGTACAGCCAGTAGTACCGGGCGCCCTCGACGAAGTAGCAGAGTGCTCCATCACCAAGGTCTTGGACACCCATGCACTTCTCCTCGTGATCGCTTACAGCAGCGAGCTGCACGGTTAGAAGAAGTCTCGCCGCGACCGAAGCGAAAGTCTTCTCTCCGACCTCGTGGTAGTTTCCGTTGCAGCCGCAGCCGCAGCCTGGCTTGCCGGAGTAGACTTTCTCGAGATCCGCTACGGTCAGCTTGCTGACCGGCTTGTGACCCGCCTCCGCCGCCTCACTGAATGTCATTCTTTGGTTATCCATTTTCGTTTTCTCCTTAGCGTGGCCTGGGCTTGCAACCGGCCTGCCGCATTGCGCCGCGTAAGCGCGGCGTGCTCTGCGATTAAGAATCCCAGCCTGTCGCCGGTACCACCGTGTAGTTGAAGCTCGCCGTGGCGTAGGGGCCATTCATTTTCTTGTTGAGCCTGTTCGCTTCTACCTGTGCTTCTTCCTCGGTATCGAAGAAGCAAACTTTTCCATTGGACTTTAGCAACGCTTCCCTGGTTCCAGTTACTCCGCCGCTTACCCTGCAATTGATATTAAACATTTTCTCCTCCTAGTTTCTCGCGGCGGGCTTTGGACCGCTGCTGCCGCATTAGAGACTCGCGGAGAAAAAATTTACTCCGCGAGAACTCCCATCTGCGAATTTTTTTGGATTGGTTTTTTTTGCAAATATCAGAGGTTTTCTCACCCGCCAGTATCCGCGCCGCTTCGGAACTTTTCTGACCCGAACCACCAGAGCGATTAGCCTGTCCCGGCTTCGTGAGGTCCCTGATTCAGTTTTCAAAGAACTTCTTCGGTTGCCCTGCTGGCCCCGGTATCTCTTGAACAACACCTTGAAGTATGATATTACTAATATAATTGTCCAATGTAAACAATTATTTTGTACTTTGATCTGCTAGAAAACAAAGCACTTAACAGATTTGAAAAATTTTCTTTACAAATATTATACTCGGTCTATTATATTAGCCCTGAACTCAGGAGGTCAAAAAGTTGAGAGACACGGGCAGAAAAAAAGCTCTCGCGATCCACACGGCCTTCGTCGCGCCTGCGACCCAGAGGCACTTCGCCACGGTCGACGAGGTGCAGGCGTATCTCGACCGCCTGGTGAGAAAGTCCGTGTGGTTCAGGCGCCGCTACGCCGCGATCGCGAGCGTGGGAGTCGTAGCCAAGCCGGTCTACACCAGCAGCAAGGACTTCGAGAGCATCTCCGGCAGATTCTCTCAGACGATATTCCCGGTTATCTATCTCCCGACTATGGCAGGCTCGCTCTTCGAGCCGCCGGAGAACGCCTGGACCGAGCTGCTAGTCTGGCACCTTGTCGCGCACCACTGCGCCGCCGACTCCGCTCACACGCGTCGGTGGGCACGCGTCTGGCTCCAGCTCGTCAAGCACTTCATGGGGGCGTCCGCTGCCCGCGCGCTGCGGCTGCTGTTCCGGAACCACAGGATGCACTACTTCCGCCGGGAGCTGACCGAAGACCAGCGGCTGGCAGCCCGGGAGCGCCTGGCGGCGAACAGGAAGACATCACGATGATCGAGATCGACCCTACCCGCTTCCGCCAGCCGAGACCCTTCACGCATCAGCTCGAGGGCGTCAGGGCGCTGGTGCGAAACCCGGCGTTCTTCCTAGGAGACTCCCCGAGGACCTGCAAGTCGCGCCAGGTCGTCGACGCGGCGTGCGTCCTCAAGGAAGCCAACCTGATCGACCTGGTGCTGGTCGTCTGCCCCGTCGCCGGGCGGGCCGTCTGGGGTGACGCTCGTCTCGGGCAGATCAAGCTGTACTCGTGGCTCCCCTCCGAGGTGCTGGAGTTTCACGCCAGGAGACGAACGCTGTGGGCCGACGACGGTAGCAGGCTGACCTGGGTGATCACCAACTACGACTTCGTGAGAACTCCGAGCCGGCTCCAGGAGACTCTGCTGATGCTCTCCGGCTACAAGGCCCCGATGCTGGTGCTCGACGAGTCGAGTGCCGTCGGGAACCACAACAGCCGGCAGAGCAAGGCCGTCGAGCGGATCCGCCAGCTCTGCGCCCGCTGCGTCATGCTTAACGGCACGCCTGGCGAGCCGCCGAAGATATGGTCCCAGTTTAACATCCTAGACAGAAAAATTCTCTCCAGGTACAAGACCTTCACGACCTTCAAGTGGCAGTATACCGCCTACGCGAGGCAGGGCCAGCTGGTCCCGGTCAGGGGCAAGAACGGCGCCCGCGGAGGGATGCGCATGGTCCACGAGTCGGTCGGCTGGAAGAACGTCAACCGGCTCTCCAGGATCGTGGCTCCGTGGTGCCTGAGGCGCGAGCGAAAGGACTGCCCGGAGCTGCGCACCATCCCAATCATGCGCACCAGCAGGGAGGTCCCGCTCTCGGCCTCGACGTGGAGGATGTACAAGCAGCTGCGGCGAGAGGCCATCGTCGAGCTGGAAGGCGGAGAGCTGTACCTGTCGCCGAACGCCGCCGTGCGGCTGCTGCGGCTGTCCCAGATGACCAGCGGGCAGCTGGGCGGCTTCGACGACGGCGGGGAGCAGACGCGAGCCATCTCCTCAGAGAAGATAGACTCGCTGGTCGAGCACCTGGACGAGTGGTCCTCCGCGTCTAGTATCATCGTCTGGTGCCGGTGGACGCTAGAGCGGGAGCGGCTCGCCGACGCGCTGGCGGCCAAGAGCTTCGACGTCTACCAGCTCCACGGCGGGCAGCGGCGGCGCGACCGCCGCGAGGCCGAGATGATCTTCAGCGAGGGCGTGGCTCGCGACGGCACCAAGCGGTACATCATGCTGGCCCAGCCGCAGGCCGGCGGGGTGGCGCTGGACATGAGCGCCGCCAGCGAGGTCTACCGGCTCTCGAACGACTACAACCTGAAGACTCTGGAGCAGAGCGACGACCGCCCGCTCGGACCCGGTCAGCGGGCCTCAACCGTGGTCTACACGGAGGTGCTGGCGACCGGGCCGGACGGGCAGCGTACCATCGACCACACCGTCGCGGCCGCGCTGGCCGAGAAGCTGAGTCTCTCGCGGCTTACCACCAGCGCGTGGCGCAAGGTGCTGGTAGAGGAGGAGTCTGATGGGTGACGCCCGCCTCCTGCCCAAAAAATCAGGATCAGGTGACACCTGCGACTTCTGCTGCGGGCCGGATAAGATCGCTAAGGACTACGTGGCCAGGTCGTTCCCGGGTGGCGTCGACGTCGGAGGCGCGGCCTATATCGGGAGCAATGGGAACTGGGGTGCCTGCGCCGCCTGCGCCTCGCTGATCGACTCCGGGCAGTGGGGCAAGCTCGAAGATCGCTGCGTTGCCCAGTTCTCGGAGATCAACAAAGCATCGGGGGTGCCGGAGTACCAGCTCAGGAAGAACCTCCAGGCGTACTGGAAGAAGTTCCGCGAGCACCGCGTCGACGGCAGCGGCGCGCAGCAGCCTCAGGCAGCCGTGTTGGTCAAGGCCCAGAACGTGCACGACTACTTCGTCGAGCATGCCGACCAGCTCGGCTGGGACGACCTGCGCAGCTTCTCGTGCTGCAGGATGCCGTTCACGTCAATGGTGATCTCTTACGACCACACGTTCGTGCGTGTCAGCGGCGAGAAGCGGCTGCGCCACGTCTACGTGTGCATGGAGGAGCGGTCGGTCGAGTACTTCTCGCGGTACATCAGCGAGCAGGCCGGCATCGCCGACCTGGCTAGTAACAGGGAGGACCTGGAGAGGTTTCTGGAGGCCACGCAGCCGCACAGGGTGAACGAGGTGCAGATCGTTATCGAGAGCGACTCTCGGGACATGGACTCCGTGCCGGGCCGGTGGTTCTGCTTCGTGGACGAGACCGGCCAGGTACTTACCCACGGAGACGTCGGGTGGGTGTTCGCTAAGACCGCGCGTGAGAACGCGACCATCGGCAGCAGTGGGATAGAAGACATGGAGGACTTCCTGACCGGCGCGTTCAGCAGGCACAGTGCCGTGGCGCTGGCCACTATCCAGTTCATGAACTGCAAGAACGTTGAGGTGGTCGACAACGTGCCATCGCGCCAGGTGCGCCGCCAGGCGGAGCGGCACGGGCAGCAGCCACCTGTCAGCTACAAGACTCTGCGCATCGTCCCGCGCGGGGTGAGGAGACGCGGTCGTGCCAGCGCCGCCGAGGCGCAGCCTGGCGCCGAGGTCTCGCTGCATATCTGCCGCGGGCACTTCAAGGACTACCGCCGCGGCGCCGGCCTGGGCCGCTGGCACCGCAGAGGCATGTGGTGGTGGAGTCCTTCCCTGAGGGGCCGCGTCGAGGCCGGGCGGGTAGTCAAGGACTACGAGGTGGAGCCGAGATGAGAACCGCACTGGTGTTGAGTGAGAAAACCATGAGCCGGGTGTATTGCGTCAGACTGGAACAAAACGGCCAAACTACCGTCGTCAGCCTCCGTGCCCAAAGCCCTTCTGGCGCCATCGTTCGCGCCGTGCGTGCCGCGATGCTCGGCACCGAAGATGGCACAATCACAGCCACGGTTGATGGGTTCGCGGACGCTGATTCAGTTATGCGCGCACTGCTCGGTGAGCAACCATGATCGCGAAACGGCAAGGTGAAAACGTGTGGAGGGAGAAAGAATGCTTGAAGCAAACTATGCCGAAGCCGTAGAGACCAGGCTACGCTGGCTACGCTGGGCGATCAAGCACGGCGATGAGTCTTGGTCGAAGATCGCTGACTTGTCACCAGCAAAAGTAGCCACGCGTAGGAACTGGCTGGACGTCCTTCCCACCTACAGGCACGCGCTTGAGTCTGGCGACACCTTCTTTGTGAACAAGAACTTCTGCGAGCTGGTCGAGCACGCCCGCAGGACGGTCCCCGGTGACTTGGTCTTTGACTCGCGGTGGCTGCAGTCGAAGTTTGCGTGGGCGTGGCTAGAGACTCCGTTTGTCGTCCCGGCGAATATTGACGATGGGCGCGGTGGCGTCCACACCTTTCGGGAAGATCGACGCGCCGTCGTGTGTGCCGTAGCCTGGGTGCCAATTCCTGCCGGCCAGGTAACTTCTTCGCGAGTAGCTGGTGAGGGAGCGCACCTGTTTATGACCTACCAGGGCTTCCGGGAGATCGTGCCCGGCAGCGAGGGCTTTGGCTGCTGGAGCTACTTCGTGCTGCAGGACGGCGATCGGTTAGACGAGCGGGTGAGAGCCTTCGAGGACCGCTCTCGCGGCGTCAGCGGCGGGTTATATACCGATCGCAGCGAGAACTGGGCGCACGAGATACGCTGGGTCTACGCCGCGACCTACCTGATGAGCCAGCGCTTGGCAATGCCGCTCGAGAAGCGCGTCGACCGCCACGTCACCAAGCGGGCCGCCAAGCTCAAGCTGACCCAGCCACCAATCCTGCGGGTGATCACCCTGCGGCGCATGGAGCAGGACCGCCCGGCGGTAGGCCACGAGGTTGTGGACTGGCAGTGGCGGTGGGAGGTCCGCGGTCACTGGCGTAACCAGTTCTGCCCCGGCAGCGGCACCTACCGACCGGTGTTTATCGAGGCGTACGTCAAGGGCCCGGAGGGTAAGCCACTGAAGCCTCCGGGGATGAAGTTATTCGTGGCGAGGAGATAAAGCGTGGCGGTAGGATTCAAGAACTTCGCTGAGGCGCTGAGACATCTACCGAAGTTTATCGGTGGAGTAGACCTCGTGGGCCAGCATAAAACGATTGCCGACCTCGCTTCTCTCGTTCAGCACGAGATCGACCTCGCGACCGAGGGCGAGCCTAGCGAGATAACCTGCCCTCGACGGTCGGATACCGCGAAGCGCTGGTGGGCATGCAGGGCGTATCTGAGGCGATGCGGAGATAAGCGATGAGCGACGTCGTGCGGCTGGAATATATCCGCGACGGTGGCGTGCCGGGTGGCTACTGGCTCTTCGTCGACGGCGACAAGCGCCCCTACGTGACGTCGACCAGAGAGTTCGACGCCGTGGAGCTCAGAGAGACGGACGTGGTCGTCGACCTGGGCGCGTACTGCGGAGCGTTCTCTCTGCGCGCCGCCCGCTTCCCAGTCGCTCGCGTCTTCGCGTACGAACCAGCGGCCGCCGCCTACGACGTGCTTCTTCGCTACCAGAGACTGCGAAATCTGCGGCTGCTGCCGGCCGCGGTGATAGGTGGCAGCGACTCAGCGGTCAGGTTCTACACCTCGCGTCGCGGCATCGGGGTCGCGAACTCAACCGTGACCAGCAGAGGAAAGATCGCCTCGATAGTCCCGGCGATAAGATACGAGCAGGCCGTGAGCGGCGCCACGGTGGTGAAGATCGACGTCGAGGGCGCGGAGTACGACTACCAGATGGTGCAGCCTGGTATCCGCGCGCTGATCGTAGACTGGCACCGCGTCGGGCGATACTGGAGAGAGAGGGCCGAGAGTCAAGTTGCCGAGATCGAGCGCCACGGGTTTCACGCGCTGATCAAGCCTAAATTCACCAGTGGTTGGGCGTGCTCTGGGGCGTGGCTGCGCGAGGTGCGCCAGCCTGACCTCGTGGCAAGCGAGCTGCTGTCCGGCTGCTACTGCTGCGGCTGCGGCGCGGAGATCGCCGCGACCGGGAAGGCGCTCTGCGCGTCGTGCTTCGCCGCGTACAGCGAGAGGCACCGAGTTGGCTTCGAGGTGGGACAAAAACGCGACGAGGAGGCGAGAGAAGGATGAAGAGGAAGAGACAGACCAAGAGGTCGCTGGTCAGCTGGCTGCTGGCGCACCACCCGGACCGCCGCGAGCTGCTCCCGCAGTTCGAGCAGAGGCTGCGGCAGCGGAGCGTCAAGTGGCTCAGGGAGCTGAAGAAGGCCCGCCTGCGCCGCGGGAGGGCGGCGTGATCTTCGAGCTCAAGACTTCCAAGGACGGCCAGCCGTGCGTGGTTATGTACGAGACCGAGAACAAGCACAAGGTGATCGCGAAGCTCTCGCCCTCTCCCGACGGCCGCCAGATCAGGCTGTGGCTCAGGGAGTTTACCAGCCTCTCGCAGCCGCTACTGGACGTGGACAAGAACATGATCGTGTTCGACCGGGACGTGACGCCGCCGCCCAGAAGAGAGAGGTGAGAGAGATGAGACTAGCCGAGCTGAGGGAGAAGATGCTTGCCGGCCTGGAGCCTGGAGCCATGCGCCGGGCTATCGAGAGTTTGGCCGTGAATCCTAAGCGCCCACTAGGAAAGATGAATCCTTGGTGCTGGTGGGTCGAGCTGGTCAGGGGCTGCAACCTATCCTGCGTGTTCTGCGCCACCAGGCTGTTCAAGAGGGGCGAGTATCACTTTATGGATCTGGAGACGTGGCGAAGTCTCATCCTGCTGGTAAACGAGACCACCCCGTACGGCAGGATCGGCTTCGCGGACGCCGGAGAGCCAACGCTGCACCCGCATTTCTGCGACCTCATGCGCGAGGCTCGGCGGCTGGCTCCTCAGGTCCAGATCATGACCTACACCAACGGGACGCGGCTCGTCAGCGGCGAGCTGACGTACCGGGAGATGTTTGAGTCGGGAATCAACTGCGTCTTTACCGACATGTACGCGAGCTACGAGACTCACCGCGCTCTGGCCGAAGCCTCTGGCTACGAGTGGTACCACGAGGACGAGAAGCCGGACAGTATCAAGAACGTCTTTGAGTACGACGGGCCGCACCGCCACACGATCCGGCTCTCGGAGAACCCCTACAGCTGGAGCAAACGCAAGATGGGACGCGGCGAGTTCCACACCTTCCTGAACGACCTGGACTGGTCGGCGGCCAAGCTGTTCGGAATCACCCCGGTCGAGAGCGCGCCGCGGCGGCGCTGCGACCAGCCGAGTAAGTTCGTCAGCGTGAACCACGACGGCACCTACGCCTTCTGCTGCGTGGACTTCATGCGCCACACGGCCGGGAAGATAGGCGCCGTGAGCGAGGGGCTGGGAGGGTTCTTTGAGTTCTGGCTCGGGCGATACATGCAGGACGTCCGGCTGAAGGTGGGGAACAAGGACCGGGCCGCGCACGAGCTGTGCTCGCGCTGCTCGTTCGTGTCCATCAGGAGCGACATCCCTTACTGGCGAAGCGGGGTGGAGCAGTTCTGGGACGGAAGCGGGTGGCAGCAAGTACCGCCGTACTCGCTCGGCAGCGACGCGGCGGGAGAGCTGAAGCACATGCGCCGCACTCCTTCCAGCAAGGAGCGAGCTGAGGCCAGGTCCGACCCGCAGAGAAAATTGTTCGACGTCGGGGTAAAGGAACTGAGATGAGAAAAAAGACTAACTGCTCGACGTGTGGCGTGCCATTCAGCCAGGGATTCCAGCGGGCGCACGAGAAGGGGGCCTGGCACCGTAACTACGAGCTGATCGCGAAGGCGATAAAGTCGAAGATGAACAAGTCGGAGATCGCGCGGCTGATCGACCGCCCGGCGAGCTACGTCAGCTACTACATGAAACTGAATGGAGGCAAGTGAGATGGGAAAGTACACCAAGCTGCGCGGCAAGCTGCCGCGCCTCGAGGCCGCTCCCAGCTGGTTCAGAGCCGGGATAGAGCAGTGGAAGGCGCGCGTAGACGCCGAGAAGCGGCGAATACTGCTGGAGAATACCGCGAACCCCGAGGACGCTAACGTATCTCTCTTCGCGAGACTCTACGCCGACGCCAAGGTCGAGAAGCATAGACTCAAGCAAGAAAATAGTGAGGTTAACGTGCGCGTCGAGGCCCTCTCGCAGATACTGCGGGACATCCTTGAGGGAGAGAACCTTGAGAAGGTCGAAGTCGCGGGTGGCCTCAGCGTAGGGCTGCGCGACGAGGTCTACGCGTCGGTCGAGAACGAGGACAAGTTCTTCAAGTATCTAGAGAGGACCGGGCAGACTGCGCTGATCAAGATGGTCGTGGCGCCGGGGACTATGAAGAGCCTGACTAGTGAGCTGCTAGCCGCCGGCAGGAATCCCCCGGACGGCATCAAGCCGTACATCAAGACCAGCGCGCAACTCTACGGGCTGAAGAATGGGAACGGCGCGGACGACGACGAGTAAAATTTTTTCCGGTACTTTTCGATGCCGGGAGGAAAGAGGTAAGCGATGGGAAGCGGTAGAGACAAGAGGAAGAAGAAGCAGCTGATGAAGATCGGCAAGAAGAAGACGGCCCAGAAGAAGAGGAAGAAGAAGCTGGTCGTGGTCGAGCCTCCAGCCCCGGATCCGACGGCTAGCGAGACACCGGATCCGGAAACGGCAGAGTCGTAGATCCAAAAAAAAGGAGAAATATCAATGGTGAAGAAAGCTATCGTCAAGCGAGAACCTGCCGCCGACGTCGAGGTGTTTGAGTCCAAGTCCGAGACACCGGAGTACCTGCGCCCTAAGCAGCAGGGACCTCGCGGCGGCGAGGAGGTGGAGCAACGCGACACTAACATCCCGAGGTTGGCGATCTGCCAGTCGATGAGCCCGTACCGCAAGGAGGGCGAGAAGCACATCGAGAACCTCAAGGAGGGAGACTACTTCAACACCGTGTCCGGCACGCGCTACGGCAAGAGCGTGCTGGTCATCCCGCTGTTCTTCTACAAGCAGCAGATCAAGTTCAAGCCGTTCAGCGAGGGCGGCGGGATCGTCTGCCAGGCGCGGGACGGGAAGCACGGCGTCGGTGACCCGGGAGGCAGGTGCCTCGAGTGCCAGTTCGGCCCGATCCTGGGCTGGAGCGGCGGCGGCAGGAACAAGCGTACCCCTCCTGCGTGCACGGAGTTCAAGAACTACGCGTGCCTGGTTATTCCCAGAGATCGGATGCCGAAGCCGGAGGACTCACTGGTTTTCTCGATGAAGACGACGGCCATCAAGCAGTCGAACGACTGGAACCAGCGCCTCCGCATGGCTGGGCTGGACTGGTGGACGCGGATCCACGAGCTGACCAGCATCGAGAAGACCAACGACCAGAACCAGTCCTGGTTCGTGCCGGTAATCAAGGTCTACGACGGGCCCCGGGTACCCGCGTCTGCCGACAAGGACCTGCCCCCGTTCATAGTCAACAAGGTTATCTACTACCTCGGCGAGAGCATCTATAAGGACATGCAGGCGATGCACGCCGCCGGCAAGCTGACCATCGACCTGGAAGACGAGGAGCACGAGAGCTTCCCCGGTGACCGCCAGCCGGGCGACGAGTAGCGCGAGAGTTCCTCGCGCGGCGGGCGCTGGCTAGCCGCGAGCGGCGCGGGAGGAACTCACATGAGCGAGCTTACACTTGACGGGCGCTGCCCGGTGTGCGCGCTTCCGGTACCACTGGTGTACTGCATCTGGCCTGGCAGCGTCAGCGGCTGCTACACGTTCAAGCTGCTGAGCCAAAAGTATCCTGTCCACGCTGACTGCGCCGGCGGCTTCGAGGCTATGCGCCGGCTGCGCGCCGGCTATCACCAGCCGCCGGCGCTCGGGAGGGCGAGATGAAGTACCGGGACGTCAGCAGGATCACCTTCAAGCCGCTGTCGGCGAAGCTGAACACCGGCGACCAGCCGCTCGTCGACGTGCTGATCCGCGCCCGCCGCGGCGGGACCCACATGATCGCGCTGTCGGAGTTCCGCAAGGAGCTGGCTGTCGCCAGGCTACGCGAGCTGGCCGAGGAGCTGGAGATCGTGGGCTGCGTCGCGACGCCGTGCGAGGGAGGGGTGATGGTGAGAGTAGAGCGGGTCGAGATGGAGCCGAGCGGAGACTTCGAGTGGGTCTGCACGCGCTGCCACCGCCGCCAGGCCCCAGGCTCACCCGTGACCGCCTCGCTCGGCGAGAGGTTGTGCGTGTGCTGCGTCGACGAGATCGAGAGAGGCGGGTAAGATGACCCAGGAGATGCGTGACCGGATCGCCGCGGTGCTCAGGGGAAACATCAGCCTCGACGCCGGCACCGCCGCCCACCGGGCGCTAGAAGAGTTCGTCGCGGGCGAGGTGGCCAGGCTCGAGCCACTTATCGACAGCTGGATCGCCCACGCTCGCGAGCACGCCCGCCAGCAGATGCGCGAGCGCGGCTGCGGCGGCGCGGAGGAGGAGATATTGTGAGACACAAGTCGCTGCGCAACATGGCTGGGCTCGGCCGGCTGGCCGCGTCGAGCTACTTCCGCAGCGTGGCTCAGTTAGACCCGTTCTCGGCCTACACGCCGCAGCACGTCGCCAGGTGGGCCTACCGGTTCGCTCGGTACCTGACGCGAGAGCGGCACCGCTTCGTCGCCGCGAAACGGGTCGAGACCACCAACAGAATCGGGAATGTGTGCCGGCTGTCGCTAGCCGGCAACTGGGCGACCGGCACGGCAGAGGCGGCTCGCGTCGCGGCGCAGATGCGCGAGTGGGCGCCGAACTGGACCGTGCACCTCGGCGACACGTACTACGTCGGCAGCTCGGCCGAGGTCTCGGAAAACTTCCTCGGCGTGCGGCCGCTCTCCGGCGGGACGCCGTACCTGCCGGTGGCGTTCCCCAGAGGTACCGACGGGACGCGGGCCCTCTGCGGGAACCACGAGATGTACTCGCGCGGCGAGGGGTACTACAACACGCTGCTGCCCGCAGTCGACCAGCCGGCTAGCTACTTCGTCCTGGAGAACGACTTCTGGCGCGTCGTCGGGCTCGACACGGCGTACAACTCCGACTGCCACCTGGAGCAGGAGCACGTCGACTGGGTCGAGAGCCTGGATCTCGGTGGGGACAGCCGGGGGGTGGTACTGCTGACCCATCATAACCCGATCTCGAGACGCGGCGACTCATACACGCGCTTCCTCGACCAGGTCGCCGAGCACCTGCCGGAGCGCGTCGTCTGGCTGTGGGCGCACGAGCACCGGCTAGCGATCTACCGGCCGCGAGTCGTAGGCGGGGTGGTGATCAGCGGGAGGTGCGTTGGCCACGGTGGCGTGCCTGTCGACCTCGGCGACCCGGGAGACGAGCAGGTGATCTTCCACGACCAGCGGCGGTACCCGAACGACGAGGGGCTGACGGTAGGCTACAACGGTTTCGCGAACGTCCAGCTGAGGGACAACATCATGGTGATAGACTACCGGGACCTCTTCGGCAAGGCGCTGCGGTTCGACGTGTTCAACTCCGCGGAGGTCAGCCCGTGAACGAGTCCGAGCACACCGCCAAGCTGCTCAGGGAGCTGCGCCGGGTGATGCGCGGCGCCACCGTCGTGAAGCTGTCTGACAACTACACCCGTGGCCTGCCGGACTTCTTCGTGACCACCACCCGGGGGGTGACCACCTGGTTCGAGGCCAAGCTCATCGTCGGCCGGGAGCGGCTCGGCGTGCGGTCCGCCACGGTGACGATCTGGCCGAAGATGGACGTGCCACTGCTGCAGTGGGAGACGCTGCGGCGGCTGGTACGCGGGCACGTGGTGGTGTACACCGCTGGCGGGGTGGCTACGTTCCCGGTCAGGACCGCGCGGCACCTGGCACTGCCAAGCTTCGACCTCGAGCTGGCCAGCATGACCGCGGCGGCGGAGAAGATCGGCAGGACGTGCGAGGAGCGAGGATGGTAAGAGCGATGACGGACGCGGAGTTCTACACGTTGTGCGACAGGACAGACTGGTACTACAACTGGTCAGACGACGAGCGGCGGTACACCGCCGGCAGGATCGCCGCCGACAAGCTGCGCGCCTCGGCGCTGACCAGCCCGGAGAAGTGGGCCATCTACCAGGCCTGGCAGAGGTACATGTTCAGCGGCAAGCCGTGGGGCACCGAGCGAGCGCCGCGCCCGGAGCCGCCGGCAGGAGAGATCCACCTCGACGCGGGAGACCTGTGACGATGAGTAAGAAGACCAGGCGTCCATTTCGGTACACCGTCCCGCAGACGCGCGGCGAGCTCGTCGCCGTGGCGTACCCCAGCTCCACGCGCGGGCTGATCATCCAGCGGGCGGGGCGGCACAGCTACTACGTGGTACACAGGTACAGCGGTGCTATCGTGACCAGCGGGCTGACGCTCCCAGCGGCGCGGCTGCTCTGCGGCGCGCTCTCGGGTCTGACAATAGACTGGACCGTGGCCAGCTCCGGCGCGCTCTACGCGCAGTTCGCGCGGCTCTCCGAGTGCGAGGTGGTGCTGCTGCTGGCGCTGGTCGGCGCGCGGCGCCCAGTAGCGCTGGACTTGTGGCGCCGCCGGCAGCGGGACCTGGCCAGGAGGTGCGGCTCGTGAGCAGGATCGTTCTGGTAGGCTACTCCCCGCAGCACGGCGCCGACCCGAGCGAGCCGCTTGGAGTCACGCGTCCCGGCAGCGGTCGCCACCTGGCGCGGCTCTGCGGGCTGACGCTAGAGGAGTACGTCGAGCGCTTCGAGCGGGTCAACCTGTTCTACCGGACCCCGCCGCGGCCGGGTCCGGCGCGGGTGGCCAGGTGGCGCGCCGCGGCGCTGCTCGAGCGGTACCGCGGGCGAAGACTGGTGCTGCTCGGCAATCTTGTTGCGGCCGTATTTCTCCAGCCAACACGCCGCGAGTTATTCCGGTGGGTGAGTCTCGGCCGGCGGACCAGCGCCGCGCTGGTACCGCACCCGTCGGGGCTGAACAGGTGGTACAACGACGCGGGGAACAGGCGCAGAGCCGAGAGGTTCTTGAGGAGTCTCACGTGAGGCGCGACGCGGGCTTGTTGAAATAATTTTAAGTTGTCAAATCTAATGAGAGAGGAAACACAATGAAGACAGTATTAACCATCACGGCAGCGATCCTATCGGTAGCTCTACTCGCGCCGCCGGCAGCTAGAGCCGACGGCGTTGGTACGGTGCCCCCGACATTTAACCCGGTAATCACGGACACCCTCGTTGGGACCGACACGGACTCAGTGGGAGACACCTTTCACTTCAATCTCACCGTCGAAATTGGTCCCGAGGGTCTGTCGCTCCTGCCTACCGAGTGGGCCGCCTATTGGGGTGGAAGGATAGACGCGACTGGTCCCAACTGCTCACCTACCGGGTGTCACGATCTATTCTCTAGTGACGGCGCTGGATTCTTCCCCTACGGAACCCCTGATACTCCTTTCGGGCCAGCCATCCCGAACCAGCGTGTCTTGTGGTCGTGGGGCGACTTCGCCTGCACGAAGCGCGACCTGTTCGGAACTTGCGACAACGGCTTATTTGAGTACAATCTCACGGCGGACCAGTACGGCGCCGAGATCGAGCACCAAGACGTTCTGACGTCGGTAGTCGGAGTCGTCGAGCCGTCGGCGCTGGCGCTGCTCCTGACCGGGCTCGCGCTCGCGGCGGCGCTCCGCAGGCGGTATGCGCTCACGTGAGCGCCACGCGTTTGTAGTAGGGCTGACGTGCGGCCTGGTCGGCGCAGCCGTACTCTGGTTGGTCACCTACTACGTGTGGTTTTTGTACCTCAGTAGGTAGTAGCTGCTCGAGGAGAAAGAATCGGAGGAGTGAGAGATGCTGAAGGTTTTGGAGACTGTCACGATCTTTATCTTTGCCATCGCGTTCCTGGTCGTGCTGACGATTAACGCCTACGTTATCTACAACCAAGAACCGGCGAAGATTTTTTTGCGCCAAGCTGAGTCCTTCCCTGGCTTGGCGCTTGAGTCGGAATTGGAGCAGCAGGTCCTAAAAACTTCTTATTTGCAGCAACGAGTTAGAATCTTGGAGAGGCGTGTCGCCAAGCTGCAAGACAAACAACCGCTTGACATGCGGTGGGAGGGTCCAGCACCGGAAACACCGATGTGGACGGTTCGAGAAGTAGTTACAAATGACCACGTCGTTACAGGTTTTGATCCAGAGAGAGAGAGCGCGGTCATGCAGAATTGGTCAATTACCGGAAACTGCCTGATTGAGGTTCCCGAGACTGTATGGGTCGATATTAGGAATGTATTCCTCGACAAAGATGTGAGAATCTCCGTTGGCGGTTATCAGATTCCCAGTTCCGGAACTGAGCCATGCGTCTTGCAAGCTGGTTCACAGGAGAAGATATATGTATCTGAATAACTCGAAGTATAGCAGCAGGATGGTGCAGCTGAGGAAAGAGTGTGAGGAGAGGATCGGAGAGTCAACCGAGGCGGCGCTGCTGGAAGCGCTCAGCGCGGCGAAGCCGACGATAGGAAAGTTCCGATCCAGGAGGAAGAATAAGAAGAACTCGAAGCTCAGGCCACCCGGCGTGGCGGAACACGAGTCTGCGCTCAGGATCACGTTGATGATCCTACGCGGACTGGACTGGAACGACTACAAGAACTACTCCCTGTGGGTAGAGATCCCTCCGCTAGAACCGCACCAGCTTCAGCTGGCAGACGTCTCGCTCAGGAAGAGTGGCAGAAACGGCGTCACGGTCAGGTGTACCGACGCGTCTCTGCCGCTCTTCGAGGAGGTACCGCCGGAGACCAAGGAGGTACCTCCGGAGACCAAACAGGAGGCACCTCCGGAGACCAAGCCGCATATCCTCGACACGCTCGTCAGGGAGCTGGTAGAGAGAAACGCGGAGCTTCGGGCGGAGCTCGAGCGACTGCAGCCGTACCTGGTCTACGAGGCTCTGCAGAAGCAGCGCAACGTCAGGACCACCTGTCCCGAGTGCGGAGACTATAACTACCGCGGCGATCTGGTAGGATTCATCCGCAGTGACGAAGATACCAGGCCGCGTTGCCGGCGCCACGGCGCGGTGCGGTCGTGAGAGACCTGTTCGGGAACGAAGAGCCGGTCGAGCAGCAGCCGCCGCCGAAGGTGGAAGAGCCGGTGATGCCGGCTGATGACTACCAGAGCGACGAGCGCCAGATGGCACTGCTAGACGTGGGCGAGTGGTGGGAGGAGATGTGGCAAGGAATGCCGGAGTTCATCTGCGAGGACCTGGACGCGTTCAAGCAGGTGCTGGTCAACTTCGAGAGCCGGGACGCCATGGATGCCTTCGCCGCGCTGGTAGGCCAGCGAGTCACTCTCGACACCAAGTCCATCTGGTACCCCAAGGCGGAGCTGTTCCACATGATGAGCAAGCTGTACGTCGACGACGACGAGGAGGCGGCGAGATGAACCCCCGGTACCCGGTCTTTGTGATCTCCAAGGGGAGGTGGAAGCAGCGCCACACGAGCCGCGTCCTGGAGAAGATGCGCGTGCCGTACCGCATCTTCGTCGAGCCGCAGGAGTACGACAGCTACGCCGAGGTGATCGACCCGGCGAAGATAGTCCGGCTGCCGTTCTCGAACCTCGGGCAGGGCTCGATCCCGGTGCGGAACTTCGTCTGGGAGCTGGCCGTCTCCGAGGGGGCGGCGTGGCACTGGGTCCTGGACGACAATATCCGCTTGTTCCTGAGGTTCAACCGGAACGGATCCGTCCCCGTCGCCTCGGGAACTATCTTCAGGGCCGCCGAGGACTTCGTAGACCGCTACGAGAATATCGCCCAGGCCGGCTTCGAGTACTTCATGTTCATCCCCCGCAAGACCAAGGTCGACCCGCTGCGGCTCAACACCCGGATCTACAGCTGCATCCTGATACGTACGGACATCCCGTACCGCTGGCGCGGCCGCTACAACGAAGATACAGACCTCTCGCTCCGCTGCCTCAAGGACGGCTGGGCCACCGTGCTCTTCCAGGCGTTCCTGGCCTACAAGCTCCCCACGATGACCGTCTCCGGGGGAAACACCGATGAGCTGTATAAGGACGACGGCAGGCTGAAGATGGCTCAGAGCCTTGTCGCGCAGCACCCCGACGTGGCCGTGGTAAGCGAGAAGTGGGGCCGCTACCAGCACCACGTCGACTACAGCGGCTTCCAGAAGAACGACCCCAGGCTGCGCCCCGGCCTGGTTATCCAGAGAGGGGTAAATAACTACGGCATGCGACTGATAGACGTCAGTTTCGGCTCCTGCGCGCCCAGGACCGAGGAGGAGATACTGGAACAGGGGCTTCTTCAGGAGTCTCTCAGGTCTAAGGCCGGGAAACAATCTCTCTCCGAGCCTGCCGGAGCGGCTACCATCAGCTCTACCGACTGGACTAGACTCCTAAACGCCGCGCTGGCGGCAGGGCGAACTATAGACGATACTAACTCTATGATTCTAAAGCACTTCTCTGTAACTACCAGGAACCTTAAGCCGGCCCAGCTAGGCGCGGCGCTAGAGCTGGTACGAGGCGAGGCTACGGATCCACTACCGGAGGCGGATCCACTACCGGAGGCGGATCCACTACCGGAGGCGGATCCGCCTCCGGTAGAAGCTCCACTAGAGCCGGTTCCGCCGCCTCCACCACCAGTTCCG